TTACGCAGTCTCATCTTCGTCAATAAAATATACTTCAAAGAGAACTTTGTCAGCAGAACATGTATCTGCCAAGATAGCACCTTTATAATCCATTGTCTGAGAATCACCACCCTGAAGTGCAAGTGTAAATTCTGGACTTGGAATAAAAGAAGGAATACGAATAATTACTGCTTTGAAATTCTCTTTATCACATGGATCAACTGCAAGAGCTTTAAAGTACAATTCATGAGCTTTAGGGAATTTATCAGCAGAGTTTACAATCTTAGTACCTGATTTAACCTCTTTTGTATATTTAACAACATATTCAACTTCATTAGTATCTGTTGGTGGTGTAAGCACATCACTTGCAGCTACATAATCATCCTGTCCAGGAGTACTTACTGCGTCAGTATGTTTAATAGCAAATTCACTTTCAGAAGCCTGAGAACCAAGTTTATATTCCTGTCCCATAGCACCATTATAAAGAGCATTGACAACAATTGTATCTTTTACATAACCTGTAATATCAAGTGTTTCTCCTGCTTTTACCGTTGTAATATAAGGCATCTTAATTGTATGTGAATCAGTTGCAATTTCTGCATCTGTTGCAGAAAGAGTTTCAATAACTGCCAAGTTTACGAATGTGTTTGTACCATTCACTTCTGCCGTTTTACCATTGTACTTTCTATATACAAGATTTCCATCTTTATCTTTGATATCAGAAGTATCAGCAGTTACTTCAATACTCATTTCTGATAACTGAGTTAAAGCATATAATGGTGTACCATTAGATTTTGCACCGTAACCAAACTGTAAACGGTCAATAATTACATCGCCTAATTTAAAAGCCATAATAATTTCCTCCTATTTTTAAATTTTTGTATTAAAAAAGAGCGATATAAACCGCTCAAGTTACTAAATTTATGTATGTAATTCACGCATAAAATTAAATTGCTCTTTTGGAACTTTAGACATATCAGCAAACCCCGAATAATTTCCTCCGAGTAAAGCTCTTGTAGATTCATATATCTGTAATCTCTGTACAGAATCCATAAATTCATAAATTCCTACATTTCTAAGTTCCTGTAATTTATACTTAAAACCTGGATGATTAATACAAGCTGAAACAAGTGGAAGAAGAGTTGAATTATTTTTATCTTCTTTTTGAGCCATATTTATTCTATCTTCATCTATCATCCATTTTTTAGCTGTCTTCCCCTTTGCTTTCTCTACTTTTGGATGAATATTAAGCAAAGTTCTGATATATTCAGCTATTTCCATATATTCAGATTCTTTTAAAATAAAATCATTTTCAGAATCATATAAACACAATTGAGGTTTATCAGAATCTTTTTCTTGAAACTGCATTAACTGCATATGTTCAATTCTATAATCTGGAAATAACAATCGAATTGCAGAATTATCAGTATCTGTCATACTTTTCAACATACTAAATACTTCAATATCTTTTACCTTGCACCAATCTATTCGTTGCGGCAAATCCCATAACATTGCACGAATAGAAGTAGAATTATACAGAAAAGGTGAAAGACTTGAATAAAATTTTGACTCACCAATATTAAGAATATTACCTATAGTCGGCTGTACAATACGAATACCTTTAACAAAGTAATCTTCTCTAAAATACATTTTAAGTTGATCAAATTTATATTCTTGTTTGTTATCTTTTTTTTGTTGAGCTTCAGTTAGAACAGCAGCTTGAAGTCCATCCAACATATCAGTATTTTGCTGTGCCATAATATCACCGCCTTAACTGATAATTATTTGTACTCGTTATACCGTTAGTCGTTTTAACGATTCCATTAGTGTCAACAACTTGGAATACAAGAGTTCGAACGATATAATTATTATCTGTTGTGGACTCCTTAGAAGACACAAGATGTGTTTGCATTCCAAATATATTAGACCAATCAAATCGTTCTCTTATAATAGAAGCGATAAGGTCATGTCTTGGAATACCTGTTAATTTATCATTTCTGTCATTACCATGAACAAAAATAGTAAATGTAACATTCGTATACTTTAATGTATCCTGATAGCGAGGCATTTCATCAAAAGACACTTGATAACAGATATAATGTTTTACTTCAGTCTGAGTATCAGGAATAAACAAATAAGGACGGATATTGGATGTTCCACCGAAATATCTATCCCATTCTCCAAGAGGTTCATACTCTTTTGTATCTTCGTTCCATTCCCAGTTGATATTACCATCATCATCAAAAAGTTCAGACTCTAATGACTTCTCATTAAGTGCATATAAAAGACATGGATTAAGCATAAGTGCTTTTTCAATCTTTTTCTTATACTGAATATTTTCATCATCAGGAGTAGTCTTATATGCACGAAGCTTATTTAACAAATCATTCTTTGTAACTAATTTTTCTACCATAAAACACCTCCTATTCAGTTAATTCCAACGACAAAATTTCAGATTTAATCGGCAAGTCATCCTTAACAATTTCACACTTAATCGACAGTATTTTGCCGATAGTAGAAGTGTCGTTAGGAAACTTTACTTTCTTTTGGTTGTACTCTGTACCAGCTCGCCATGTAACTTTATCAGTCCAATCTTCATTATCAATAGAGCAAGTCCACGTAAATATTGCATCAGCATATTCAGTTGTAATATCTTCATTGGAATCATTAAATAGATTTACTGTAAGATTTTTATAAGAGCCACCAACTTTAATAGTTGAAGTAGATGCTGAAATTCTTGCTGCGATAGAAGATGGGGTAGTAGTTGGAGTAGATGGATCTGTTGGGGCGATTTCTGAATCGAAATATGAAGCCCACATACCAATAATATTACCATTTTCGTCTTTCTCAATATAATCTCTATTGTCAGACCAAACAGTTTGATAGATTGTAAGTTTCTGAATACCTATAGGCTGAATATTCTCAATTTTTGTACAAGCCCATATTAGAGGGTGTTCAGTAGGAGCACTTACAACAATTCTCATTGTAGTATCTTCGCTATTGGTATACCAGAATTTCTCTGTAAGTTTATTTAGCGGTAGCCAGATTTTATTCTGATTATCTGTTCTGGTAAATATACGATCCGTATACTGCCCGATTGTATCAAATATGTTACTTTATTGGTTCGTTAACCCAATAAAGATAAAATTATAAATTAAGCTGCGGTATATGTTATGTATCTATCATATTTCCTTTGCAGATACAAATCGGCATCTTTATACATCCAATTCAAAAGCTTTATAGCAGAAGTTCCACTTAAACTAGCAACTTTTGTTATTCCATTGTGACAAGATGCATCATATATACCACAATAAATACCAAGTTTTGTTTCAACTATTTCTTTAATCTTTTTACAAAATTGTTCAGTAGAAGTAAATGTTAATGTAATCTTTTTATTGTGTTCATTTTTGACCTGTTGATATATACTTCCGTCTCCATCAAAATATCCACGCAATAAATGAGGATATAATTCTTCTTTAATATCTGGAAATTTAAGCACAAGACTTTTATTTTTTACAATTCCTAGATTAGTCAATGAATCACAGATATGTTTGCTGTACATATTAAAAGTACACATATTGTTATAAGAGTAATTATTATCATGCCTATTTGATTGATCGGTTATTTTCAATGGTTGATTACTGCTCATTTCATTACGTATTTTTTCAAGTAATTCTCTATCACTTTCTTGTAAGGAAATGAAAGCAGTTTGTTTTGGTGGATAATTACATCCATCAGCACACATAAGACCTAATACGTATACTTTATTTGGAGTATCAATACAATCAAAATATTCTTCATTTAAATTATATTTTCTTCTTCCATTATTGATACGTTCAATTCCAAATTCATCTAATATACGACAAATCTTATTGTAACTGCAATTCATAATCTTTCCTATTTTAGTAGTTGATAATTTTTCTTCTACATATAATCTAACAATTTCTTCTTTTTGTTCTTTTGTAAAAACTATTTCGTTATAATTTGGTATTCCGTTTTTCATTGCTTATTCCTCCTAAAAATTGCAATTATAAAAGACGGTAATCTACTTATTAGGAGTAAGTAGAAGTGGTTTGCAACCCACTGTCCCGTCTAATTAACTATTCTCTATTTATAATTTTATTTTCTCTGGTTTTCACCAGAAGTTCAGAGCACATCAACACCATATCCATAAGGATGTAGGTGGTTTCCATTAACCCACTTGGGTACTTGCTCGTTGAACGTTCCTCTATTCAAGGCTTCGCTGCTGATTACCTATTTCAGACATAATAAAGCACTTACATAATAAGTGTTAATGTCATCATATATTTAATTTTCAAACTTTCACGCTTATGCATATTTCATCATTACGTTGTAGTCAAATACCTTTAAGGTGTTCCAGCAATTAGAAAACTTTCGACATACTGTTTCCAGTATGAAGCGCATACTAATATACGACGATTGCATTCTTAAAACAGACCACATTCTACGCTTAATTCTATCTTTACCATTTATCTCAATCCAACACAATTCATAATCACATGGAAGAACGAGATACTTCGGAAATTGGTTTGCTCTTTCTTCACGGCAAATCAACCATTTATGATAAACTCCTCTATCGTCTGGAATATCAATGTATTCGCCTACAGGAAATGTATTTCCATAAACAGATTTGTAATCAGTTTCAAAATAATATAATTCATCATTTTCTGAAAATTGAACTGCTTGTGATGGTCTAAACTGAATGTAATATTCTACTTGGTCTTTATCCATAGACTGATATGACTTAACAATAAACTTTACATCTATGCGTGTTTTAGTTGTATTCTCATATGTCATACCTTCAGCTAATCGTGGCTGGTCATCGTGATAAAAGTCATAGATATAACAAATTTTACTCTGTGGATCCAATGATATTACTTATTAAATTCGTTATTTTTAATAAGTTGAATTATATAATTTATTAAACTCTAAATATTTATTATTCTTTCTAGTTAAAAACATTTCTGCATCGTTATAAATCCAATCTAGGATTTTTTGACAATTTATTCTTCCTGAAATACTTAAACATCTTATAGGCGAATCATATTTTTGATGGCAAAAACCAATATAACAATGAACTTTTAATTTTTGCTCTATTAATTGTTTTACACTTTGACAAAAATCATTTGTTCTTATAAGAGTAAATATAGCATGATAACTATTTTTCCTATCTGTTCTTTTATAAAAACCAAAACATCCATCTCCATCAAAATATCCTCTAATAAAATGACTAATAAGATTTTCGTCTAATAATTTTGGGAATTTTATTAAGAATGTTTTTTGTGGAACAACGCCAACATCGATCAAAGATTGATGCATATGTTTATTGTTAATAATTAAAGAATATATATTTTTATGATTTGGATTTTTAGAATTACACTCTTTAAAATACAACGGTATATCACTTTTTAATTCTTGTTTAATCTTTTCTAATATATGTCGATCTTCTTCTTGTAGTGAAAGTTGTATAGTATATCTATCTTTTCCAACATTACCATCTGCATACAAAAATCCTAATATATAAGCTTTATTTGGGGAATCAATATTATCAAAATAAGTCTCATCTAAACTATATTTTCTAAGAGATTCACTTAATGTTCTTAACTGTATATTGTTTTTCTGTAAAGCTCGTTTTACAGACATATTATCTACATTCAATTTATTACTAATTTCTTTAATTGACATATCCTGATCAACGTACAACTTACATATTAAATTTTTTACATCGTCAGATAAAAAATATTCTTTTTGTTTTATTTCATTTTTAACTAAATATTTTGTTACCGATTGTGATGATATCCCAAGTTGTTTTGCTATATACACTTTGGAATAATCTTGTAAATACATTTCTATTATTTTATTTATTTGTTCATCGGTAATTCGAGTTACTTTTCCCATACTAAATTCCTCCTAAAAATTTGTTTAATAAAAAGACCATAATCTTTGTATTAGGAGTACAAAGAAAAGGGAGCTACCCTCTGTCTGGTCTTAATATTCTCTGTTATATAATTCAATTTCTTATATTTTCATATAAGTTTAGACTATATCTTCATCCCAAAAGGATGTTTCCCGCAGGACTCACTTGAGTCACTTAGTCGTTGAACTTTTCTCTATTCGAGACTTAGCTGCTGATTGCCCATTTTTAAACATAATAAAAACACCTAGTATAAAACTAGATGCTTATGTTCTCTATATATTTAATTTTTAAACATTCACACTTGGATTTATTTCATTCCTATGTTGTAGTTTAAATATCTTTAGGGGTTTCCAGCAGTTCGAGAAATGCACTTTTATATTTACATATAAAAGGGGCAATTTATTTACCATCCCACGTAAGTTCCATGATTTTATCTGAATCAGATTTTAACTTCTCACCCAAAGTAGGATAATTCTTCCCAGTTGAATGAGTATCTACTTGCATTTTTCTTTTATAAAAATCGTATACAGACATTACTCATCACCAACTTTCATTCTCTGAAGCAAAGCACCTGCATCAAACACAAGTTTCTTATATTGATTGAAATTAAAGTTATTTGACTGTAATACAGATAATGCACATTCAAGACTGTTAATAATTTCTACAAAATCCTTTGGATAGAGTAGTAACTTATTACAATTAGAAATTTCAAATAATAGATTTTTATGATATTTTACAACGTCTATATTTTCAAAATCATCCTTTGTATTTTTGTCAGTATATAACACGAGCCAAAAAATTTTCTTTCGTAATTTCTGCTTATAATAATCTACTTGAGAAACTTTAAATTCACCATATTTATGCGGTACTAACTTATCCATTAGAACCACCATACTCACCAAAATAATAAGTGTGACGAGATAATTCAAGCTCCCATTCACGCTTTAACTGTGTGAGCCTTTCTATATTTTTCGAGTAATTATCTATAAGTTTTTTTTCTTCTTTACCACCTATCATCGTAGCAAGATTCTTTGTGTTCTCAAGCTTAGATGGAAAATAATTTATAATAATCCCTTTTGCTAAAATTGTTTTAACAAATTCAGAATCGTAAAAATCATCAACACTATTTGATAGTGTGAAATTTAATTCCATTATTTCATCATCGATGGCGTATGAACTAAATTTCTTTCTAAAAAGTGGAAGAGAAGAAGTTGTATGCAACCATTCACAAAGAGTATCATAAAAATCTTCTTCTGTGTAAGTTGCAAGTTCAAGGTCATTAATCATGGTTAATGCTCTTTTATATATATCTTCATATTTTAGAGAAGGCATAAGTTACCTCCTTTTATAAGAAATCTTTTATACAAGTACCCAATATTTTATCAATAAGAATAATTTTGCTAATAGATGGATAATTCTTTGCACGAATCATAGCCATTGCGGTAGTCTTGATTATTTCACCAAGCCAAGTTGGAGCTTCATGAAGTAGTTCCTCAAACTCTTCATCAGTTTTATCAAAATACTCTTCTGGATATTCGATATTATCAAAATATTTATATATATCTCCAAGTTCACGTCCCCACTGACTACGCAGGTCTGCATCCATAATTAAAATATTAGGTTTTGTAATATATTCAGTTCGTCTCAGAGCCTGTAAATCACGATATTTTAAATACTCGATATTTCCAAAATATTCCCAATGATAAATAGTGTTTTTATCCACACCAACTGCTGTTAGTTTCCAAGGCGTAACACTTTTACATGGAATTTCATCATCTGGATTATAAGATTTATGTACTTTATTTTCTGAGATAATTTTCTTCGTCTCGGATTTTTCATCTGTTTGAGTTTCTTTTTTAGTATCCTTAGAAACAACAATTTCTTTTCGAGCTAAGTCAATCATTTCATCTGTCGCCTTCTGCATATGACTAGATACCGAATAATCATGTTTTCTAAAAAATGCAATAAGCTCTTTAGGTGTAATACCTAATTCCTTTGCGAGTTCAAAAATTTTCATAATTCCTTTTTCTCCTTATAAAATAGGAGAGTGTATTAATAACACTCTCCTTAAAATATTTATACTATTGTGTAATTAAGAATTTTTAATCTTAATTTCTCCGAAGAGTTCATCAACAACAACACCGATACCTTCCTGATATACAAGCTCAGCATCAACCGTCATATCCTTCTTCAGACCGTCCATGCCTGTCTCATAGTATGCAACATCGCCTTCGTTTACTCTCTTGATAGGTTTAAACTCAGGATCAATTGGAAGAATATAAATCTTCTTTTGATCATCGGCAGAGAATACATTTTCTCTTGTTCCTGCCTTATTTACACGAGCAAGTGGAAGACAATCATAACCTTCCCAGTTACCAAGAATACCATTCTTATTTCTTTCATCTTTCATAGAATCTGAGAATAAGTTATAATTTACTGTACTCTGAAGCTTCTGGATTGCTGGGCGAGCAGCCACAAGAATTACATCTTTTCCACTTGTAGAAGCTACATACTCAATATGAGCAAGAATTGCATCTTTTGTTGCTTCTTCAACCTTAGTTTCAGAAATCATATCTGTTGGAAGAGACTGATCCATAGACATAAATGCTGTATAAAGAGCAGCGTATCTGTTCTGCTCAATTGACTTATACATCTTATCTACAAGTTCGGCAAAATCAATTCTACCTGTCTGGAATAATACAAAGTCTGTATATACTTTTACTCCATAGAAAGAGGTATCAATAGAAAATGCCTTACCTGGCTTAACCGCCTGTCTAATAATGTCATGTGTCGAACCATTGAATTTAGATACAGTAAGAAGTGAATTATCATTTACAAAGAACTCATTTGCGTCACCCTCTGCAATATTTACATCCTGAATGTACTCCATGAAACGAGCATTAGCTGTGTTCCAACCTGAGTTCATCTTATCTACTACAATATTTTCAATGAGTGTTGCAATTTCTTTGTTGTGCTCTCTCCATGCCTGTCTACGCTTCATAGAATTAGCTTCTCTAAAGTTAAGACCAAGAATCTTATCAAACTGATTTCTGATAATAGTCTGTGTATCCTCTTTTGAATACTTATCATACACATTATTACCTGCATCCATCATAAGTGAATTGAATGTAACAATGTTCTCATATTTATTGTCGAACTGTGCTAAAGTATTTGCACTAAAACATGTAATATCTTTCATCTAATTTGTTCCTCCCTTCTCTTACGCAATATCCTTGTTCTGAAGAACCTGAATACGAACGATTGTGTAATATGTACCTGCTGAAATACTGTGAATTTTTCCAATGAATCCATTAGTTGTTTTAAGAGTAGCAAGCTCACTTGTTTCAGAAGCCTTCCATGCACCATTTCCATCAACGGTTACAAGATTTCCTACTTTAACCTTACCTTCTGAATCATCATTAAACTGATAGTCAGCAACACCAAAAATATCTGTATGTACAGATGCATCCTGAATCTCGTATGCCTTTACTGGCTTACCTGCTGGGTTTGTGTAGTTATAAGCCTGTCCCTGTTCAGTTGTAAGAGCTGTCTTAACTAATGCTGGTGCTCCTGTTACAGCGATTTTGTCGCCAACCTTTGCAATACGACCATATCTTTCCTCAAGACCATTACCTGTAAATTCAAGTACACAAATTCCTACACCGTTATCTACCGCAATTGGCTTATTGCCATTTTCTGTATCACGAACGATAACACTAAAATTTGAACCAATATCTGTTGACCATAAATTGCTGCTCTCGAAAAGCCCATGTTTATCGACTTCTTTTGCAGCTAAATTAGTAAAAATTGCCATTTAAATTTCCTCCTTGTTTAATAAATTTTTGCAATAAAAAAGAACGTCTGTAGGCGTTCTAATCAATGTATTAATATTCAATTTTTAATATTATTTCTTAAGTAATCCATCTAAGAACGATGACTCTTTCTCAGTCTTAGCAAATGCAAAGAAAGAAGGCTTTGTCTCCTTATGTGTTTCCTCTGTATCCATAGAGAATGTCTTTGTAGTTTTTACTACCTTGCCAAGAGCAGCATCTGCTTTCTCAGCTAACTCATCCTTTGTAAATTTCTTTACATTTTCAATATTCATGAGTTTCTTGAATTCGTCCGTCTCAAGATATTTGCTGTATGCCTGATCATCAAAAACAGTCATCTTATTTGCGATTTCCTCTGCCTCTTCATACTTGGCAAGCTTCTCTGAAATAGAAGAGTAGTTAGCTCTCATGTCCTCTAACTCTGCCTTTTCATCGGCAGTAACAAACTCTGCAAATACCTCCTGACGCTCACCATTAAAGGCAATAACATCGTTTTCTTTTGTATAAGCCTGTTTGTAATAATTTCCGCAACAAGACTCATAAATGAAATAATCATCATATACTGACATAATCCAGTAATACTCATTTAATGTCTCCTCGATTGGAGCTAAAAGCTGATATAATGCTGAACGTACATCCTCGTGAGACAATTCAAAAGTCTTAGAATATGTATCTTTATCCTTGTCATCATCTGAATCAGTATCATCAGTTTTCTCCTCTGAGTTATCTGGCTCATCTGTAGAATCATCATCTGAGCTATCACCATTATCATCTGGCTTATCAGAATTGTCTGACTGAGTTGAAACTGGATCAGCTGTTGACTCTGGCTCATCAAAAGTAGTAGAGAACACTTCTTCAAGTTCCTCATCTGATAAACCTTCATACTCGAAAGTAATATCTTCTACGGTTTTATTATACTTTTTAAGTAATTCATCAAATTTTGTCATATTCGTTTCTGTATTTCCTCCTTTCTCAAATTTTTCAATTGTTGGATTAGTTTTTGAATTTATATTGAGACTGGATAAAGTTGTGTTGAGATTATCCAGAGTTTCAATTAATTTAGAGTGTTCATCATTAGATAATTCATTTAGAATAGAATTATTAGACATTGAGAAATCTTTTAATTTTACATTAGAACCTGCCATTCCAGGCTGAACTTTATTACCATTATCATCATATCCAAGAATTGCTACACCTGAAAAATAACCGTCCTCAATGACTAATGTATGATCCTTTGCATCAAAACTCATAGATTTGATAGAAATTTCCACACTGCAAGGACATTCTTCTTCACGTTTTACAATTTCTGTTGCTTTGGTATATTCATCATATAAATAACCATCAATTATGACATTATATCTATCATTCTCTTCATCATATACAAGTTCTGCATTATTAGTTTCTGGGATATTACCAACGGCAATTTCATCATATACGATTTCTCCATCTTCTTCGTGGGCATTATGTCCATAAAACTGTGGAATCCCATCTACATCATGGATATACCCTAAAATTGGACGATTCTTAAATGTTGGCAACAGTTTATCATGCATTGTTTCATATGAGATAGAAGACTTATTAAGATTCTTTTCAGTGTGACACGCCTGTAATCTGACAGGTGTAAGTCCAGCAGTTAAATTATTTGAATCTTCAAATTTTAATGTTCCTGCAACCTGAACAACAATTGGTTCACCAGATTCTTCTGAACTAAACTTCATAGATTTCTTTCTATGACTGTAATATTCACATAAATCGTCTAATGTAAGTAAACGTTTATTCAATTGTATATTTTCCTCCCTTCTTCAAAAATTCTCCCAAAGAGGGAGTGATTTAAAACATCAACTTATTTGTAAATCCAATTTTATCTATTGGGATAGTGTCATCGAATTTTAAAGTTGAATCATTAATAAATATAAAAAAAGAACCCCCAGATGGAATTTCTGAGAATCCTAATTTTGTTAGATTATTTTTTGTTACCTCATCTGAGGTGAATAGAAATTGATAATCATTTTTCATGTGTGTCACCTCAAACTAATTATTTGCTGAAGTACCAGCATTTTTGTCGTTATCCCTAGTTTCTATACCGCTATCTGACAAATCATCATCATTCTTGGTTTGTCCACCAGAATCCTTTTTATTAGATTGTGTAAATGAAGTCTGAAGCGGAGTCATTAAATTCTTAATTCCAATTGCATTTTCAAAGGTTAATTTGCAATAAGCTTCATAAGGGTTTCCCATAAGACTTGTAAGATAATCAAGAGCTGAACCACCAAGAGTAGCAGCATCTTTCATGGCAGACTGATATTCTTCTTGGTTATACCAAGTAATTTTATGTATCTTAAACGAATATCCATCATATAGAACATTTTTAATATAATGATTATACCAAGATTCAATTTTATTAACTAAAACCCAACATGTACTTATATCATTTTGAATAGCATGTTTAAGTCCAACCGAATTTGTACTTGAGCCACCACTAATAACAAGCTGAGAAGCACCTGCATTTGCAAAAATATTCTGAACAGACTGGGCTAATTCATTATTTGCTTCGGTTGTATTCGACTTAGGGAATGTAATCATTTCCAAATCCATCGGACTGTATGCAGTGCCGACCAATTCAGGGACAACTTCATCAATAAGTGCTTGCATTTGTTGAACAAGTTCAAGACTTAACGAGAAATCATCGACATTTTCAGAATTAGGAACAGTTGGGATTTTACTTACAAGAAGTACATAATTTTCAAGTGCTGTACGATTATTGATAAGTTCCTGTAAATCAATATCATCAAGTATCAACTCAAATAAAGGTAGAAAGAATGGAAGAGGAGCATAGAACTCATCATCTGGACACGCAGTTAAACAAAATACAGAATTAGGATCTAGTCTATACCATTCATAATCACGACCATTGTTTTTATAATCTTCATATCCTTTAATGTGTTGTTCAGACCATGTACCAACTCCATCATTATTTACACCATAGATATAGTTTTTATTATCATTCTTATCAAAATAGGCAGCATCAAAATAAACAATCCACTGATTATCTTGTGTCTTACCGTAAATACGACAATACTGAACATCTAATGGCATCCATATTTTTCCGTCTTTATCAGAGTCGTATAATTCCCAAACAGTGAATCCATCTCTTAAAGCCATATACATTTGTGAATATGAATCTTTAGCTAATTCAAACTTAAAGAAGTTTTTTAATAAGTTCTGATAATTTTTAATGGATTTAGTTGAATCAATTTCTTTTGTGAAATCATTTAACTGAGTGATATTATAATAGAAAAGAGGCATTGACGGATAATACATAAGAAGTTTCTTATAAAGCATTGAATATCTATACAAGAATCGTGATATTTCTCTAAGATTATCCTGACTGTTATTTGGCGAGCTGATATAATTTCGAAGTAATTCTTTGGTATAAGTAGTAAATGTTTTTGTAAAAGTTTTACCTACATTCCTCTGCAACAATTCCTGAAACTTTGCAAAATTTATTTTTTGCGCTCGTTTACGTTCTACTTCATAACCAGACTCATCAGTTTTTGTGTAGACCTTCTGAACAATAGGTTGTTTTGTATTTTTTGTATTACTCAAATTATGTGATATACCTCCTTTCTTAAAATCTTGTTACTTTCTTTGGTGCTCGTACAGAGAAGAGCTTTGTTATGTCGGATGGGGATTGGGTGCGCTTTTTCTGCTTTAATCTAATCTGATCAACTACGTAGTAGTTATACTCAAGACTACTATAACGGTCTTTACGCATACCAGATTTCTCTTTGACTTTAATAAGACCATTAACTACATCATGATCCAAATTTATTAATTCTTCAATTAGAGCAGATGTTTGATAGTATGGAAGTTTTAATTGTATCTTCATATTGTCGGATAATTTGTTATATCCTTTTATTACATTAGACCATCTATCTTCCATATCTGTCTCACTCATAAGTAGATTGATATATCCATTCTGTAATGCTGCACGTAATGCGAGACACATATCATTATTTTGTTTTGCACTTGCTTTAATAGCATAAACACATTTATTAGCATCTTTCACTTTACATCTTGAAGCAAGATCATCATTATTTATAACAGTCATTGCTTTATATGTACATCCGTATAGAGGATCATATCTATCTTGCATACAAAAATCTAAAATTGCTTGTCCAATACCTGAGCAGTCAAGACCTAAATAATCCATATCATATTGATAAAAATATCTCATCATACGCAGTCCAAGTTCTTCAGTTAATAAACCTTCCTTTGTATCTATATGAGATATATTACTAATTGGGTAGTTATCATTTGAAAATATGCATTGATTTATTATGAATGCAGAAGCATCATTGTCATGTTTTTTTGAAGCCAATAATGCTACATCAACAGAAAGAATTCTTTTTTCATTTATTTGTTTTTTTGGTATTTGAGAACCTGCTTCTTTATAAAATTCTAGTGGATGTAAACTGTCTTGTAGAATACGTTGTTTATTTAATATATTAAAATTAAATAGCGCATCAGCAGAAGAACCATAGAATTTTCCTTCATACTCCATCATAAATGAGATGTCGTTAAAATCTGGATCTGCCATAACATTTTCTATTGTTTCACGCATCATAATATTAGATGCAATAGATAATTGATAAGGAAGATCACATGCAAAGAATTTAGAATCATCTTTTAACATATTTATAGTATAGCCTTTAAGCATAGAGTATAATTCGCTTTGGCGATACCACGCTGAACTTAAAAACAATTTTTGTCCTACTTCAGCGAGATGAGCATATTCAGGCTTACTTAAGTATCCAGGAGATCGTGGGGCATTTAACATTGGTACAAAAATATCATCAATAATATGCTTTGGAACAAGTCTGCTTTCGTCAATTCATATGTTATCTTAATAGTTTTTTATCTATTAATTCTTATAATTTCTTATAAGTTCAGCATACATTTTCACCCTCGTTTAACGTTAGGAGAGTAACTTTTTACTCTGATTATTCTATAAATAATCGTGTTGGGCACTCGTGGTAGGATTATATTTATTCACCTACTATGCGTTACAATACTTATTTACCTTTCGCAATTAAATAAGTTATCTCGGTATTAGCATATTAAATAACAACGTAGCTTTCACCGATTTTGTCCAATTACAACTATATATTTCTATATAGCCAGACAATTGTTTATCAAAACGTTACATCTTGCTCCTCTGGCATTTTCATTTGCCACCCTACAAACCAGAAACGAACCATTTTTAAACCATACACCACAGTCATTTTGACCAGTGCTAGTTCGTTCTATTTCCATTCTTAACATAGCCGATCTATGCATAAAATCATCGGTTATCTTGCCTACCAATTCTTTACTTTGTTTGAAAGTTGCAGAACTTACAACTATTTTTGTACCTGGATATAAAATACACTTTATTACTGAAAACAGGGCTACCAAGAAAGTCTTTCCAATTCCTCTACAAGCAATAAAGCAAAATGAATCAGAATGTACCATCGCCCAAATTAAAATTTTTTGAAAAGTTTTGAGAAAATTAGGAGTATCTGGAAATAAATAATCACTACAGAAACGATGTGGATTAGCTCGATAATAGGATGCTCTTTGAGCAACCGTATTCATAATCCTGCTAGTACGATCTTCTTTAATCTGTTTATCTGTTAATTTTTTACCCATAAGCATTTAGACCTCATCTTTTCCAAATACTTTTTCATACATAGTTTCATCTACAGAATCATCGTCATCTATGTTTTGAGGTCGTTCTACAGAATATTGTTTGACATATTCATCGTATTCCTGCGAATAACCACCATCCAAACCTAAAGCTCGCATTAAACTTCCTTTAAACCATACTCTTAAAAATTTACCGATATTATCAGGATCAGCAAATTCACCTTGAGCTTCTGGCACAGGTGACTCCAACTCCCATTTTTCGATGAGCTGTCCAAAAGTAAGACTGTCAGTCGCCGCATTACCAACATTCTGACGTGGTTGGAGGTTTGCACCATTCATGAGGTCGTTCAATGACTTTACTAATTTATCAGTATCTTTTCCTACTTTCTGTGCCTTCCAAATCTCTAACTGTTTAAAACAAATCTGTATGATGTAAGTTTGCTGACTCTTACTATTAACTTCTGTTCTTGAGCACCAATCGTCATATTGGTCTTGTAAATACAAATAGTCCTCTGATGTAAAACCAGATCCAAATATTTTAATAATTTCTTTTCTAGGTGTTCTTTTAGAAGTAAGTTGTAATGTTTGTTCGTCCTCATCCGAAAATACAGAATCAGCGAAAGTAAGACCTCTCCAATTTTGATTTCCTAATGATCTAACCATTACAATAAGCTGTTGTGCGGCAGTACCACGCAATTTTTCGTTTACTCCTTCAGACAAACTTTCAATCTGAGCGTTATAATCCTTTTCATTAAAATACCAATTAAGTTGTCTAAATGTATCTATTGTCTTTTGTCTATCGTCAATACGAGTTCCATCATCTGAAAATGAAGTACACATATCAAGTATGCATTCTTTACATGCAAAACGTTCAATCTTATCTACAGAATTATTAGAACCATAAAAACATCTGACCGACTTCCATTTCCCACAATGAGGACAATATATATAGTCACCATTGAGAATATGATTGTAATCTATGGCTAACTCATGGTAAGCCTGTTTTACTGCATTTACACTAAGACGCTTAATATCCTCATCTGTTTTTGCTTGTTTTAAATTAGCCAAAGTATCACCTTCTTCCTTTTTATCCAAATAAATTAAGCACTTAGCTGTAAGCCAAGTGCTTTTCTCATAATATCTTCAATTTTCTCTATGTCATAATACCAAATTTCCAATAAATCAATATTATGTAATTTTGAATAATCACGCTTCCGATTATCATGTTCTTGTTGTATTTTAAACTGTTCTTTTCCACCAAAATATTTAATAGGTTTTTCATGCTGTTTTCCTTGAAATTCTATTAACAAATTATATTTTGGTAAATAAAAGTCATATGTTAAAACTCTTCCTTTTGTTCCTTTTAGATCTTCAAAGAATTTTTGCGGAATATATTCTATTGAATTATCATCAAGAAATTGTTTAATTTTATTTTCTCCAAGTGAACTTGTGCAATGTCTACATCCATGACCACTTGTTAAATGAGATGGTTTCATATAAAATATACCATTACATAACAAACATCTACATTTCATTTTAGTTGTACTATCAATATAATCATCAATAATTTCTATATCTGGATTAATTTTATGGATTCTTTCAATAAACTCTTCTGTTGTAGGAATTAAATTTCCATTACACTTAGGACAACCAGTTCTATATTTTGATGTTTTGGTAACTAAGTGAAAGGGAGATACTTCCCATTCATGATTACAAATTTTACATTTAAATCGTGCATGTTCATGCATTGATTTATATTTAGAAATTAATTCTATGCTAGGATTATACTTTTCTAACATTTCAATAAAATCAGTTTCTGTCTTTTTTATATGATTTGTACACATAGGACATCCAGTTCCATTCATAACTCTATATGGCTCGCTTTCCCACACATATCCATCTTTCATACATTGAAATTTGATTTTTGTTTTTGCATTAACATATTTCTCTAATGCGATAATATTTCCATTATGAGTTTCATTTAGTTTTGACAAAAAATATTCATTTGTATATCTCGTAGCAGACGATCTTTTAGCAATTCCACATTTTGGACAACCCCTAAGGTGTTTACCAGTCATTTCTTTTGGAACTCCGTCCCAAATATTTCCACAGGTTAAACATTCACATTTTATTCTTTCAAAAGCACCTTTATATAATCCAATTACTTTTATTTCTGGATGTTTTTCTTTCATTTCCAATATAAAATCTTCATGTGTTTTCTTTTTTGACATATATTCATTTCTCGCTTTCCACTCGCAAAACCAATTAAAATAGAGTGAGAGAGTAGTGCGAGTATCTACTATACTGAAGCTCATGACTTCTTCAGCTTCTCACTCTATAATCCAACTACCTGCCAATGAGACAGACGATCCTCTCATAGTCGGTTATATATTTATTCTCTTTTTCTCTTTTATTTTTCTTTTTTCTACAATAACTTGACAAAATTTTCATATTATGGTAGAATTTTACAAAAGCAAATAGAAAGGTGGTGAAAAATTATGATGGTAGAAGTTAAAAACCTAAATGGTACATCAAAAGAAAGATATTCAAAGCCAAAAGGTTATTCTTCATGGCTTGAATGTTGGGAAGCAGAATCTATTTTCTCTATTCCTAATAAATGTGCTTGTGATGGATGTTCAAACGAAATAAAAGTAGGAGCACATGTTAGAAAAACAAACGGAGACAACAAATGGTACATAGTTCCATTATGCTATGAGTGCAATAAGAACACCGAACCATTTAATGTAGATGAAGATTACTTGGTAGAAGTAAATAAAGAAAATACCGTTGATTTATGGTAATAATATAATTAAATGGAGAGTTGACAATTACTCTCCATTTTGTGTATATAAAACCATTTGTACAAACATTTTGAATGTTTTGAAAGTGCAATTTAATAATGGAATATTTTTTGTATGAATAAATTTTACTTGCATTATTGTAAAAAATATATATAATTATAGTGTAGTCAATAACATTTTTATGGAGGGTATGATTATGAATAAAATCCGTATTAATTGGAATCTTCAATGTGAAATTGATCAGAAAAAAGATGATTGTAGAAGAGAAGCTCCACATTGTCATATTACCAGAAATGGTGTAAGAGTCGCGCAAGTGTGGTTAAACCCCGTTATTATCGAATCAGGTCATTCTCTTGATAGAAACGAAATAGATTTAGTAATTAAAACAGTTTCTGAAAATCGTTTTGAGTTAGAAGAGCAATATGAATATAATAAAGAATATGGAGCTGACTATTAGACCAATTTTAGATTTTTTAAGCGGTCAGAGTAGGATTTGAACCCACGGTGCGTTTCCGCACATCTGTTTTCAAGACAGACACCATAAACCAGACTCGGACACCTGACCATAATAAAAGAGCCACCTCCAAAGGAAATGACTCTTTCTTCCAAACAAAGCAAAAGAGTAGCATTAACCACTCAACTGCTTAATATTAAATACTAGATCCTAAAGCAATAACTCCACCAGCAGAAGGGAAATTACTGCTACTTTTTGTCATTGTTAGAATACTCCCATTAATAGAAAATGTAATATTTGTTCCACCATCAGTTTCTTTTATAGGAATAATCATCCAACCTTTATTAACATATAAAATCACACCAACTGAATACTGATCTTGCCCTGCTGTGGAAGCCCAATAAAGATAAGCTCCGTAAGCACTATTTAAGTTAGCCGTGTCAGTATATTCTCCACTTGTTCCTCTACCTACAGATAAAATAATTCTCTTGTCAAAATTCTGTGCTGTTTTTTCGTTGATTTTCTTTGCACTCCACGTTTCTGTGGTAGAAGTTGTTGACGTATCATTGATGGTAGCTTTTGTTTCGATGGATTTCTTTAAACTTATGTTATTTTCTGTAGTTGGTTCATAACTATGTGCAATAGCACCAATTTCAAGCATCGGTTTCAATACTACATTATCAACAGTAACGCCACTTCTAACAACAATTCGGATACCATACTGTAACAAATTAGCATCACTAGCAGTCCAAGTCATATTACCATAATTTGTGCTGATACCATAATTAAAATCATTCTTTGTCGTATCAATTCTTACAAACTGGAAATAAACAGGTGCTTGATAGCCACTGGTATTAGGTTGATTCACGCCATCTGACAATGTATAAGTTTGTCCAAGTTCAAGTATTTTCCTATCAGAAGTATCATATGGACTTATCAATCTGAAATCAGATTCTTTTGTAGCTTTACCATCGACAGTGATAGTACCATCGACTTCATTCACTGTATATGTAACTCCATTTGATTCATAACTTGTTCCATTATAATATGGATAGGATATTAGATTTCTACCCTGTGAACTACCCTGTGAAGTTGAAACTTTGTCAATTGCGTCTTTCAGATTTACATTGCTCTCTGAAATAGGTTCATAAGCATGAGCAATTGTTCCCATTTCAAGTATTGGCTTTATTTCTAAATTAAAAACAGGAGTGCCTTTACCAACATTAATTGATAAAGAATATGTATGTGTTGAATCACCAACAAAAGTCTTTGTCACTGGCGTGTCAGATACATTTGCAACCGCCTTACCAATAGTTTCATCATACACATATACATACACACTTTTTGGAAGTCCTTCACAACTAAGAGTATAAGAAGTATCACCAAGCTTTAATGTCTTATATGCAAAATTATAATAGGCATTATTCTCCGCAGATGCAGTTCCATTTGCTAAAACTGAACCATCTGACTGAACTGTATATGTTATTCCATTTGTAATTCTATTTGTTAAAGGATACGGAATTAGATTTCTTCCCTGTGAAGTTCCCACGCCACCAAGTTTAGTCTTTTCTTCATTTGTATAATCATTAGAAGATAATCCCTTGCCTTCTTCCTCTATAACAAGATTAGAAATATCTTGATGCTCAGTAAGATATCCTGCATCATTTGTAAAGTCAGATACATTTGTTGGAACAGTCGGAATTTCTGTCTTATCTGCTTTATCAGCCTGTAATGTTGTAATAGCATTCTTATTATCCTTAATAGCACTATTCATGGCAGACGCATCGTTTTCATGACCTGAAATCCAATCACTAATTTCTTTTAGTGTATTAAAACTTTCAGGTGCATCAGAAATAACCTCTGCAATCTTATCTGAAATTTCCTTTGTTACATCAGTCGAATTGGCTTTCTTTGCCAATTCAGTCTTAATCTCTGTATCATCATAATTCTTAACACTTTTTAATCTTTCAATCTCAGTGTCAGCAATCAGTGATTTACCTTTTACTTTATCAACCTTACCGCTAATATCCTGATGAGAAGTCAGATAACCTTTTGCAGTCAATTCTTCATCAGTCACATATTTATCAAGAGATGGAATATCAGAAACATTTGCTTTCTTAGCAAGTTCTGTATCAACATAATTCTTGTCAACATCTACTGTTGGTACAGTAATATCAACTGATTTATCCTCTGCAACAGTCTGTGCGACACCATTGACCTTGATAGATTCGATGACATTTTCTTCGCCTGTTGAAGAACCTGTGCCATCTTTACCATCCATTATATCAAAAGACTCTTCACCATTAGCGGTAGTGATAGTTACTTTATGACCGCCGCTAATTTCTGCGATTGTAATAACAGGACTAAAACCGTCATCACCTTTTTCGCCATCAAAATAATCAACTCCCTTAACAGGTGTCTTACCTGCTACACCTGGCGTACCTTGTTTACCGTCAACACCATTTATAACATCAAGAGTAGAAGTCTCTTTCTTACCAGAAGTACCAGTCCATTCAAATGTAACTCTATGACCACCATCAATTTCTGTAATAGATTTGATAGTAGCAGGAGCACCTTTAACACCGCCTAAAGCATCGGTAGTATTATCTGTATATTTCTTGCTGAGAGCATATATAGCTGCATTAAATCCCATAATAGCCCCCTTATAATTTCTTCCAGTCGTTAGGTTCATTACGAAGTTCATAAACCTCCGATGTTTCCAAACATAAACACTGATCTCCATAATGTGCCTTTGTACAACTAATTTCATCGTTTCCTTGCTTTTCCCCATCAGCCGTGTTCGTAGGGAGTTTGGTAATGTCTGTTTCATAATCGCAATGATAAAATCTAAAATTATAACGATTTTGACCATTACCACCAAATTCTTGAATCCAATATGCCATAATATTTTACCTCACTTTCTTTTTATTTAGTCGATTTTTTATATAACAAAACCGACTATAGAAAAGCCGGTTAAAAAGTTTTAATATTTACCAATCAGTCGCCAAACTGATTATAACTGTATAGGGCGGTAGTAAGTGTTGAGCTTACACACCTAAGTTCCGTATGCATCCAAAAAATAGGCTTTCACATCAGGTTTACCGCACGAAAAGATTTCGGTGAGAGTCGAACTCACGTCCTCGGAGTTGCAGTCCGATGCCTTAACCAACTTGGCTACGAAATCATAATGACTCTGGCGTGACTTGAACACAGCATTACCACCTTGAAAGGGTGGTGTCCTTACCTTTAGACCACAGAGCCATATTTAGGGTGGAAAAGTACCACCCATTATTTTACAGAATAACTTCTGTTTCACCTTCAAACTTAGTATTTAAAGCACGAATCTCAGCAAGCTTCTTGCCGATTTCTTCCTGAATCTTAGTAGCGAAAAGTTCAACCTTTGCCTTGCCAAGTTTTTCAACACTATCAAAAGGTGCTTTAACTTCTGATTCTGGAATCTTTGTAACATCTACAGAGAATGTAATATGAAGATTTTCATCTACAACAAATGACTGGTTGATAATATCTTTTAACTCAACAGAAATAATAGTTGAATCATCAACCTCACTATCAGTTGTAACTGGATCTCCATTAGAATCAGCTTTCATATTAGATTTAAAAGATATTTTAGAATATTCGATTGTTCTGACAAAATTATGTAACATATCTTTTTCAGTAGCAGCATCAGTATCAGATGTACCTAATTCTGCGACAGAAATATCTACACCAATAACATTTTCATCAATAGTTTTGCTAATATTTAATTTCATGAATTTGTACCCTCGCTTTCAGTTTCATTTGCAATTACTTGTTTATATCCGTCTCTAATAGCCATAAATAAATCACGCAATACTTCTTTATCAATAGAGCAATCTAAATTTGATGTATCAAACTGCGGATCACTTACTGAAAAATCTAATGTTCCGTCATTCCGTGGCACAAATAAAATTTCCACATTGTTATTCAAGAGCAAGGTAATAGAATCTATTTTTTCACCATTATTGGATGTAACTTTACGAACCTGTCCAACTTTTAATGGTTCTTGTTCAATAATTAATCTACTTGCCATTGTATGTACTCCTTTCTTTTATTTTCGTTTTCCTTTTAATCTAACTGGGCTAGCTGGATTTGAACCAGCGAATGTAGGAAACTACGGAGGTGGGATTCGAACCCACATGTTCTTATGAACAACAGGGTCAAAGCCTGTTACGTCTATCCAGTTTCGTCACTCCGCATTTTTACACCGATTCCCATTCTTTATCGGAATAAGAATTTATAAGTTTCTTGTTATTTGGTAAATTCACACAGGCACACCATTTTGTTATAGCTTTGTCTGACACACCAAATTTTTTCCCTAATGAGATAAAAGAATAATTACGTATCAAGAATTTAAGTTTTTCTCTAGGAGGTCGATCACAAATACGTCTTTTCTTTGCAGAACAAGTACAACATAATTTTGATTTTGTCATTGGACTAATTTCTTTACCGCAATCTTTACAAAAACATCTGTTTATCTTCTTAGCTTTTTCAAAAAGTCTCTTTATATTTTTTCCATTCGTGGTGTCTAATTGTTGATTACAGTTTGGACATACCAATCGAAGATTTTCCAACCTATCATCATGGTTTTCTGCATTAATATGATCTAATATTAGAGTTAATGGTTTACCTTGCCAAAAAGGATCTAATTTACAAATTGAACAAATATAGGGCGTGTAATTACCTTTTAAATACCATCTTCTTAATGTTGATTGACTAACTGAAGAATTTTTGATGAAAATATTTTCTTCATTTCGTTTAATACCCTTTTTGTAATTAAAATGAGAAGTATCAATATTGTATTTTTCAATTCTATTTTTAACCGTTTTATTATTGCTTCCACTATGAGTACGATAACCCAATTTATCAATAACTTCTTTTATAGAAAAACTTTCTTTAACAATTTGTTCAAGTTCTTCTTTTGAATATTTGTCTATTAAAGCTATTTTCTTTTATCTCCTTTGTATGATTAATTTTTGAACTGATTAAAATTCTCGATTTGAGATTAAGATATGTTAATTGATTTTATATAGATATAAGATATAATTGTTAATAAATATAAAGTCCTATGCCTTACCCCTTGGCGATAGCCCAATAATAGATGGTAAACGGGTTTCGAAAAACCATCACAAACCCAGATTTGCAACTCTGGTAAAGTCATTATCACCCGTTTATTCTTTATTATTCTCCGTATATTTTCGGTCTTCGGAGCAAAGACCACTCGATAAGGTTTTATATCTCTTATCCGATAGACTGCCCAACAGTCATCGCTATTGTCTATCTCAAAAATTCGGAAAAGAAACTAGCGATAATTCCATTTCATATAAAAGCCTAATAGACATTGGTTTTCAATATTTAGATGTAGTACAATAAGGGTTCTCATTAACGTAGAGAAGCACGAAAAACCCATTTCTCCTAAAACACCCAACTGATTTATATCTGTTGGCAGTTCAAAACTCTCGATTGGGATTTTGCCACGAAAATTACATAAAATTCGTTGCAGAGTTTAATAGAAAAGAAGATATACCACATTAAGGTTTCGTGCGCACTAGAGTTGCTATATAGTCAGCTCTACCAAAATGCAGTAGTAGGACTTACAATGCTACATGAATAGCATATGCCAAGAACTAGGCACTTCGATCCATAGGCTTCGCAAGTTTCTATGGGAAACAGTATGCTTTTTCTTAATCTCGTGAGATTAATACTTACTGGTCAGCACGTCTGCTGACAAAATAATCTAATCAACGCCAATGATCAGTAGCGAAAGTGCTTTTAGAGTAGCAGCTAACTCAATAATTTGAACCTCGTGCTTTCATATACAGCCTTACGAGTGGCTGTTGATCACTTATACTTATTTATTCTCTGCAAAGAATAATTTCAAACCGCTATGTGACAGAGCGATAGTAGTTTTTACAGGCTTCTACCAAAACCAGCTATTAATACTCAATTTATTAGTCGGGTAGAGTAGTAACCGACATCACTTTGTTCGATTTAATGATAGTGCTATCGGTCTATCAGTCCGTCTGATTTTCACAGAGCCTTGTTGAGTCAGTGACTCAGAGCATTCGGCTTACATTTGGTTGCCCACTTAAGGGTTCTTTTATTTATTCTCTTGTTTCATAATCCTTAAAGTGCTATAATGATTTTGTCCCTATATGGACTAAGGAGGAATTGCCCATGAAAGCAGTTTTGAATTCGTCCAGCCCAATGTAACCCAGCAGCTAAGGACAACGAAACAAGCGGAATCGAAACCGCTTAAAGTGCTTATCCGTGTTAAGAAAGATCAAGTTGGCAACTTGCTTTGTTACATAGTATGGTATAGTAACAATGCCACAACGGAGATTGGAAAATAAATTCGGCAAATAGGCGAACTCGCCAATCGCCTTTTTGAAGTGATTTCGATTTTTATAGAAAAGTGCAAGAAGGAATTAGACAAAGTGTTAGACGAAAGCTTCATCGGCATCCTCAAATACCTTCTTTTTCAGCTTCTTTCTGTAATTCTTGTTGTTTAAACTTTAGAATTTTTAATTTTTCCCTTAAATCAGCCTTAGAAGCAGGGCGTACATAGCTCTGTGAAGTTACTGAAGTTGATTTGTGGTTCGCCCATTGTGAGGCAAGATTTAAATCACCAGTATCCTCATATATTTTATTAATCGCTGTCTTCCTCATGCAATGACAATGAAAGTCCTCCAAGCCAATAATTTTACCAATTTTTCTCATTCGGCTATGAATCATACCTTGTGTCCAAGGAATCCATTTATCCTTATATTTATGAATAAATAGAGCATCACATTCAAGATGGTCATAATCATTTGTTCTCATAGATAACCATGTTTCAAGCATATCCTTACAGGTACTATCAAAAGAGACTTCCACACGGTATCCTTCCTTCTCACGTATTGACTCGAATACCATATTATCTAAATCAAGTGAAGATACAGTAAGTTTCTCTAAAGCACCAATTCTGTTGGCAGAAAAGAGTGCGATTTCAAATAATAACTGATCTTGTATTGTCCATTTGTTATTCTCTGTCTTATACAAATCTGCTCTAATAGCTGCAATCTGCTCATCATTTAAAAAGTAATGATTAAGAATCTGTTCTTCGTTTGCTTTCTTCATTCTGTCAAGTTTACCATCAAAAGGATGATATTTAACAAATCCACGCTTCATAGACCAAATATAGAATGAACTTACAGCAGAAATTTTCATATTGATTATCTTCTTATGATTCATCAATGTTTCTTGACAAAAAAGCATATATGCTTCCATAATATCAACTGCATTTTCCATAAATTCATCAGAATATAAATCTAATTCACCATAATTTTCTCCTAACCACATGAGGAAATGTCGAAACAAACCTTTATATCTCTTGTATGTAGTATCTTTTACATCACGATTTTTGATGATATTAGATTGTAAATATTTTTCATATTTCTTCCAGTTCTCTTCATAAATAAATTTCTCTTTATCAGGAGTGAAATATTTCACCCTTGTTATTTTCTCTTTTGACAATATTTCAGCCTCCTTTCTGTAATATAAAAGAAGCAGTAGTAGTAACAACTAAACTGCTTCACTATAATCTATAACGTTTCTCCCCCATTTTATTTCTTCACTATATTTTAATTCGCCTATTTTAGACACCTTATCCCAATCTATATTATTCTTGATAAAAGATTCAATGCTTTTTCTGAGTTCTATAGAATCATTATTTAAAATGTTATATGTATTATCTTTTGTCAAATCACAAGGGAATAAAATATAATAATGAATATTATTTTCTTTAAACATTTTTTGTTTCTTAGATAGGTCTTTACGATATGTTTCTTTAGATTTACTGCTCGTGATCTGCTTATTTGAAAAGAAATAATTTTTATATGCCTCAATTACACCTGCAATTTCAATATAAATATCATTATCTTTAGTATGAATTAAATAATCACAATTCATATTTCTGTGATAAGATGGAACAAAAGATGAATATTTTACATCTCGAAAATAATCTATTCCATATCTTAATCCAAATTCTCTAAGATATTTTGAAAATATATATTCAAATTGGCTTGTAACATGTTCGCCATCACTAAAATCAAATGTGATACCTCGACCTCTCTTGCCCAAAGAAATTCCTTCATTTGCCAATAATGTTTGCAAATTACAATTATAAAATTTTTTAATTGTTCTTTGTAAAGAATCTGCATTTAACCATTCATTAACACTGTCTATTTCAGATGTAGTAATAAAATTTCTATTATCATCTTTTACATATTTACATATATCTTTTATCATTTGGTCTAATTCATCTTTTGTTAAAGCTCTATCCAACATAGACTCTTGAATTATTCCTAATCCAAGTTCCTTTTTCATATTGTTGATAGTTCCCCAATAAGTTTTAATCGCTTCCAATGGTGGATGATAACATCCTCTTCCTCTAAAGTCATCATACATTAAAGGTCTATCTTTTTCTGATTGTAATTTATAAATCAGTTTTATCATTTTATCCTTTGAAGGTATTTTACCTTTTGCTACAAAACCACACCAATCAACAAAATCAGCCCAAGTTTTAACTGATTTATCTGTACAATTATTTATATACCATCTACCATCAGGTAAGTTAAAAGGCTCTTTTCGCAATAAATCATATTTTATTGGTTTACCTAATTCTTCACTTTTTTGAATATACTCTCTTACATAATAGTCGTAATCTTTGATATTAAATTCTCTTTGTTTTGTGATTCCCATAATTTTTCCCTACACTTTCCCTACACATACAATAAAAATAGAACAGTAGAAGAGGTGTGTAGGTTGCCTCATATACTTGGTAGCTACTCCAAGTACCTACTGTTCCATAAATCCCACAATCAACTATGATACCAATCATGAGCACATATATTTATTCTCCGTTTCCATCACAGAAACATCAAATTAGTGGGCAGGGTTGGACTCGAACCAACGAAGCCGAAGCGCCTGATTTACAGTCAGGTGTAATTGCCGCTATACGACCTACCCATAACAAAAAGAGTGTGCAGCGTACACCACACACTCTTAAATAGACAAAAATGGCAAATTAAAAACAAATAAGTAATTAATATGCCAATTATGTCTATTTAATACTAAAATCCAAAAGCCTTTAACATCTTCTGAATATCTTCATGACTCAATTCATCACTTGAATAATAAGAATAACTCACATAAGAGTCTCCATCTGCTCTACTAGCAGTAAATCCATGAGTATTCCCATTTACATCGTCAGAAGTATATAAATAAGTTTCATCATGTGCAGAACAATTCTCGCATTTTCCATCACACTCATCATCTTCCTGACCAAACAGAATAACTTCCTTATCCTCATTTACACAATAATCAATGATATTCTGCTCGATATCACCATCCATATCAATGTAGAAAATATCTGTTTTATCAAGAACACCAAAGTCCTCAATAGGAATAACAGTGATTACGCCATTGTCATCAACAGACACTAAATATTCGCCAATATTCATATAATCAACAAGATCAATTTCTTTAATACTTGTCTCATCAAGTCTAATAAGAATATCCAAAATATATTCAGCAATTTCTTTATTTACAATTACACCAACAGTTTTATCAGTATTGTAAAGTCTGTTAATATAGATTTCTACAATGTCATCAACTTTGTCCTTAAGGTCAATCATTTTAATATTTTCATATTTATTTTTCAAAGTAATAATTCACCGCCTAAGCAAGAGTTTTAACAGATTTTTTGATAGTGAATTTTAACTGGTCTTCAGCGTCTTTATGCCATGCCTTACCATTGATAGCACTCACTCCATCTTTTGCACCAACATGTTTCGCCGTAAAGTTTCCAATGCCATACAAAGGAATTTTTTCTTCCTTGTTATCTGTAAGATTGTCAATAACACAATCGGTATATGCCTGTAAAATAGCAGTAACGTCTTTCATAGATACTTTTTTACCTTCAACTGCAATAATATCTGTTGCACGTTCAGCAACTTCTTTAATCATTTCATTTGTTTTCATTTTTTAATTTTCCTTTCATTCTCAAATATTTTTTATTTTGCCTTTTTCGGCAATTTTGTTTTATGTTTTTCTGATTTAACAATCCCAAATAGGGTAGCGTCCGTATAGGTACACTCCATCAAAATTCACATCCTAACAGCACTCCTATGGAATTACCCAATGGTCTGTCACCAATAAGGTTCAGGGATTCTGGTTTGATGTGTCTACTGTAATCCCTTTTTCGAGTGGCTTCGTCAGCCAAATTTATATTGTGCTTTCAGCAAATTAATTTAACTTAAATACATATTCAGCAGTTCTACCATATCCTTGTTCAAATTCAAACATTGAACAAGAAGCATTGGATGCTGCATTTAATGTCATAGCATATGGATCAATACCAATTACTGAACCAACAGATAATACTGCTGAATCCATCCCAATCTCTTTTAGGTCATCGTGGTGAATGTGTCCAGAAATTGTATAATCTATATGAATACCATATGTACGTGACATTTCTAATAAATTATTTTTTAGATTTTTCTTCTCACCGTGCAGTCCAACCACACAATATGTAGACATCATTGAGTGAGTCATTCCTGTTGGATTTTCGAGTATCACAATATTGTCATTATCTTTCAATCGTTCTTTAATAAGAGCCATCATAATTTTACTAACATTTTCATCTGGAAATGTATTCTTTTTCCCATCCAATAGTCTTAACTGATTATGGTTTGAATCAAAAACCATCTGGAATTTTATTGACACAAATTTACTAAGTTGATTTAGCCAATTTGCTAAATAATTAGCATAACGAATACTTGATTCAATAACACCATATCTCAACCTCATTAACTGAGACATACGCAAACAGCCATCTATGCCATCTCCGAGTTCAACTATTGACAACTCAGTAATTCCAAGTTCTTCAATTTTGTCAACGACTTTATTGAATAAGATTGTCATTCTTTCCTCAAAAATCTCAGGTGAATACGCATTTATAATTCCATTGTAGAAATCTTTTATCTCAAACTCACAACCATAGTGACAATCACTAATCGCAAGAATCCATGACTTTTTATTAAAAGTTGGTTCAATACGAACAGGAGACGATAATTTTGGTAAAGATGAAATAGCTTCACTAATTTTTTCTGTTATTAATTCATCTCTTGCATCTTCTCTAAGCCACTTATTGTATTCTAACTTTTCAGTCTGAAGCTTTTTCCGCTCTTTTTCAAGTTCTCTTTGAGCTAACTGAATCTCTCTTAACTGCGCATCTGAATCAACAAACTTAGACTGATTTGCAACCAACATTTTATCAAAAGCCTGTCTCTGTTTTCTAAACTTTGATTCGGTATACTCAGTGCCAAGCAGCTCATTTAGAATATCAGCCACATCTTGCCAAGAACCGATTTGGTCTTTTTCACCTGTGATTCTATAAATGAGTTCTTCATCCGATTCTCCATCAAATCTTTTATAGGTTGTTATAACGCCCACCTACTCTCTATACTTCATCGGGGAGTTCAAATGTAAGTTTAAAATCGCATACATCAACCCCATCTGGAATTTCATCAATTACCTGTTCAGTAATATCCTCACCAGTATCAGTATCAACAATTTTTAAATCCTTAATAGAAATGTTTTTTAACTGAATATTTTTCTTAGCAGGAGTAGTTTTGCTCTCCGTAGTAGAAATTTTAATCATTATTCCTTTTTCTTCCTTTCAACTATTTATATTTTCTGATTTTTCTCAAAGCATTCATATTATATCTGCTTTCAGATAAATAATATTTTCGATTCTTTGTATATGAATGGGAGATACCCTCATATCTTTTATAAGGAACATTAAACTCCTTATTAAGAATCATCGCTTCTTGTTTAGTAATAGATACTATGTTTTTCACATCCTTTGTTTTATTTTCTGCAAATGCAGAATTAAAATAGAATGGGAGATATGAATATTAAAAAACAATTATCATAATTTATGCCATTCTATTAGTTGCAGACATACGAATTGAACGTATTCCTCGTGGGTATGAGCCACGCATGTTTCCTTTACACCCGTCTGCGATAATAATAAAACCCGTGGAAATGCTTACACGCTGCAAACATAACCACAGGCTATAAGAGGTAATACTTATAAAAGTATCCGTAAATATGTCTCGTATGAGACTCTAATTGATGACCTATAGTCGCAATTAAAAATAAAAAGACTAAGGTCTGGTTGTCACACCAAACCATTACAGAAAAATATTTTCATACAGCGTATAAACGCCCTGACTCGTTCGCTATTGTACTAAAGTCTTACATTACTTCTGCTGAAAATGCATGGTACAGTCTCGCTTGATGAACTTAACTGGTTTTATAACACATGCACAAGTTTTTCATATGGCATCACATCAACTAACTTATAGCCATATGTTAGACGAAATAATTCACTGGTCTAAGCCAATAACATAACAGTAAAATCTATTATGTCTAAATCACTGCCTTTCGGCTAATTATATATTCTCTGTTCATGACAGAAGAAAAGCTGATTTCATTCTAAATCTGCAATGCCACTCAAAAGAGCAGCATAGCAGACATACAAAGATTGTCGGTTTGTTACTTCCATGACAATCGTTTTTGTATCATGTTTTTTTGTGAATATTTCACTATATCTACATTTAAGAAAAACGAATTTTTTGTGAAAATGTGCCAAAAAGCCTTGTAAATTAAGGAGTTATGAGGATTATAAAAAGTGGTTAAATTAACGTTTCTCATTGTATTTCTTATATTTTTCCAATTCTTTTTCTCGTGCACAATACTTACAATAACGATTGTTTGTACCAGTGACTTTAATTTTTCTTCCACATCCATTTGCACACTGTTTATATCCCTTTTTAAAATTCCCTATGTACTGATTACCAATATTCTCAAATTGAGTTACCTTATAAGCAATATTATCATCAGTGTCTCCTAAATCTATTTTGATATTAAGATTGTTCACCTTTTTCCCAAAATGAATATAACCATTGCTATATAACTCATGTAATAATTCATTCTTTTTATCAGATGAGAGAGTAACGTTGGCAAGTTTAAATACTTCTGAAAGACCTTTTGAATCTTTTTTGTTTATCCATCCATCACTATTCATATATCTTGCGATAGCAAATAATGTAAACATAAATTTCTTTTGGCGATCATTTTGAAGAGACTCTACGACTTTTAGTTCTTTTTCATAGATAGGAACATATTCAAGTTCCCTAAAGAGTTTTTTAGATTCTGAATCATATAAACCAATACATGCTTTTTTAATTTTATTGGCATATCTATATTCCTGATATCCTTCAATATTAAATTCAAGCATTTTGGTCTTGACTGTATCAATTAGAATATTTGGATCTTTACCTCTATCAAAATAATACTTAGCAATCAATGTTATCAGATATCCATTCGAGATATTGCCTGGTTTGTTGCCAGACGCTAATATCTCTCTAATATATTCTTTTTCATTCAATATATACAACTTCTTCCTCCATTTCTTCTAAACGCTTAATAATTAGTTCTCCAATACAATCCCAACAAAACTGTCTATTACCTTTATATCCATAAGTCATATCAAGAATGATATTCATACGTTCATCATCGTTTGGACATATTTCTTCAGCTTTCTTCTTAAACATTTCAACCATACTTGCACGTTGATAATATTTGTCAAATTCGTCCTGCTTATCAAAAATATCAGTTCTATTTAGCTGTATTCCTTTTTCTTTTCCCTGTTTCTTTTTATATTCTTTAATGCATTCACAATAATATTGTTCAAGTTCTCGCAGAGCTTGTCTGTGTTCTTCTGTGCAACGTCTTTTAACCTTCAATGTATTATAATCAAATGAAGAATCCTTATGTAATTGCGATTTATAACCATCTAACTGACTTTCAACATATTTACAAATCTGATTCATAGAACAATTCCCTGTGCCCACTGGCATTTTTCTTTCATACCAAAATAAGAAATCTTCTTGTTCTTTTGTAAGACTATCTTTGTTATACAAATCCTCGATAGAACATTTGTAAATAGCATAGCACTTGGCATTACTTTCTTTGATATACTGTTTATATTGTCTTTTAGTTTCATCATAAACATAAATCATAAAGTATGGTTTTCTGTATGCACAAAGAGATTGCAAATATTTATTTTCTCCACAAGCACCAAGATTATACCAGCTACTTTCCATTGGTTTTGCAATAATTCCCTTAATTTTGTCTAACTCATTTTGTTGATAGAGCTGACCACATTCTATTCTATATTCTAATTCTTTATATTCAGGTGAATCTTTCTCGAAATGAGATTGAACTTCCATCATAGATGTGACATAATTGGTGATTGTTCCAACTTGATTTCCCATACCTGCTTTATTTGTCTTTTTAACGGCAGCTTCAGTAACAACAATTTTTTCTGCATTTCGCTGAACACATTCGATAGCAGGTAAATATCTATAGCGTCTTTTCATAACTGGATTATTAGTAGAAAAGTTCAGATCCGAATCCCAATCTTCCCCATTCTCAGCCATACAAAATGAATCCCAACCGTTTATAACCATGATAGTATTCATATATTGATACCAATACTGACATTCATCCGAATTATTGATATTACACATTCGAATATTATTGTGACTTGTCATTGGACTTCTAAAGAGTACAATTTCATCTTCATTTTTATCAATCCAGAATTTTGAATAACATTCATTGGCTTTTAATAAACCTGTAACTTCCAAACCACAAATAGATTGCATTAATGCGAATGGATCACCACTTGCAATTTGATAATTACCATTTACAAATAATTTGCCAATCTTTGCATCATTCATTTTTTTCTTGATATATCTATGTACAGAGTCGATTATATATGGGTCTCCCAACATATATTCGCTTGTATATAAAGCACGTTGCCATGAATTTACATCAGTATTTTCGTTAATACCAAGAAATTTAACAGTAGAAGAGTAATCACCACACATAGCATCTTTTAAATACTTGATTGTTGGCGCACACAATTCCTCAATATCTTCGTCTGTAAATTCATAAGACTGAAGATACTGATAATTCAATTCTCTCTGTTCTTCAAGAACACGTGGTGAGATTTTTGTTACAGAAAATCCGTAACCACATTCCTTATACGCATTCACATATTGCTCAATATTATCATATGCTCCCCATAATTTAAGAGAAGACTCTGTGACAATCATTTCACATTTACGAATATCTTGCGTATTTCCCCAAATATCTTCAATCATATAATTACCATTATTGTATTTTTCAATAAACTCATAAATAGGGAATGGATAGAGCATTCCTTTGAGCCATGCGTTTCTCAAGCACACACCGCCAGGAATATAATCAAGACCTAAAGATTCAGCTACTCGCTGCATATATTGTATAGTACAAAGATTAAAACCATCAGATACATTGTTTTCAAGAGGTTTATCTTTAATAATTTCTCTTGTCGGTTCTTTTGAATCTCCATCGTCATCGAGTGATATAACATCTGCAAAATATTTGGTAATACAATCTTTTACAACCAAAATTCCATGAGGGTTACAAATAGGTTGCGATGCGGAGCATGTTAATGCTTTGTAAGCTTCATACTTTGCAGGAACTAATTTAGTATCTGGATTTCTCTTGCATTCACATAATTCATTTAATTTGTCAATGTATTGTGAATTGCAGAAGAGAAGAGTGTTATTTTTCAATCCACCTGTTGTTCCTACGAACCGTCTATAGTTGACTCCATTAACAGTTACACCTTTTTTACCAGTCACTCTTGCAAAATCAGATTTCTTATCAACAACTACTTGCATGAATATTTTTGAAAAATCAATACTTTTGATTGGTTTTTCTAAAATCTTATTTGCCATCATGCGGAACTCTTGAGCTTCAAACAATGATATGAGTTCCTGATATTTAAAAGCTTCTTTCTTAGTAATCTGTAAATTCCAATTAGAATATTTTAGTTTATTTGTTCCAATTTTAAAAATCTCATATTGAGGTACGCTAATACCAGCCATATATCCTCCTTTTTGTATTTACTTATTATTCTTCTAACTCTTTAATAGGCACTTCTAAAAAATTTGCCATATCTCGCCCTGTATCAACACAGTCGAGATGTGCATATTCACCCATTTCATTTTCAACATATTCATCGCCATATTCTATAATTTCCCCACATATGTCGCATACAACTCCTGTGTCAATAGGGGTATAATTAGGGCAACGTCTATCATGTTCACAATATCTTAAACAATATTCACAAGGCATTAACTCACCATTCTTTCAGTTTTAATTAGCATTTTCTACAACATCAACACCTTTGTTGAAACATTTCTGCTGATATTCATAGCGATCAATATAATAATCAAAAAATCCTTTATTATATTTCTCAGTAATATATTCTCCCATATCAAATCTAATTGATGAAAAATTAGACTTCATCTCATAATCATCGTCAATAAGAACTAAATCACTTACATCTTTTCTTACAATGTATAATTTAGTATGGTATGTATCTGTTTCCTTACTGTAATTTGCCATCATATAAACAATATAATCGGTTTTTGGCAATTTTACAGAAATAGTAGTTCCTTCATTTTCAAATCTAAGCATTTTTATTTCTCCTTTTCTTTTCCAATAAATATTATTATGTTTTTGACACCAATTTCCTATTTTAATCCAAAGTGGTACAACTTTACCATGAAGCGTTTACAGACGAAATTTGAGGGTAGTTTATTTGTGATTTTGGCTAAAACTCAACAAACCTACTTGCTATTTTGTTCTCTATATTTCCTCAATCCTTCGATTAGACGTGCTTTCTGTTCTTCAGACATCTGTTTCTTTGGTTTATTTGGATCTGGTTTAGCACCTGCGTTGATTTTTACCCATTTTTTAGGCAACCTTGCGCAAATTGAACCATCTTCATTTTCAACAAGGTATTTAAACTCGTCTTTTCGTTCTTCGTATAACTTCTTTACACGATTAATCATTTTACGATCTGTGAATGTTACAGTGGCATAATGTTCACGACTGAGCCATTCTATAGCATTTTCATTATTGTTATCAAAATCTTTTTCGATTGCCATATATAATTATTCTCCTTTCTTTCGTGTTTTCTTTTGGCACATTCTATCAAATTTTATGTCTGCCGCAATCCTACTTGCAATATTATGTGTTCCTGAATATGTTGTGTCAAAATCTGAGTCGTATAAAATTCCTCCAAATGTGTTATGGTCTTCTGATGTATAAATATTTGTAATTTTCATTGTCATGTTTAATTAGTTTCTCCTTTTCTTTTCGTTTAATATTTTTCATAGCGTCAACTCCTTTATTGGTGCTGCGTTAATTGTTACATAAGTATATTCTCTTATTTAATGTGTTTCTTTCGTATATTTCTTGGATGATTTGGATTTTCCAAACAATTTATCCAACTACAATTTTTACATAAATTGCTTTGAAGTCGTTTTGTTGGTTGAATCCATATTTCTTCATTGTAACGACTATACAAATTACATCTAAAGGAAGTAACTTTGCAATTTTTATATGTATCAAATAATTCTTCATCTAATACATCTATAAATCTTCCATTAGCAATACAAGAACATATTAAAGCTGTTTCTTTTGGAATAATTTCTTTTAATGATTTTAATAACATGAACAATCTCACTTCCTTTCTTTAGTTAAGTATTTAATTTCGCCAGGTACATCCTTTTTGTTATATATTCTCTTTCCATAAATTCTTTCTAATTCAATTAGAACCGCATCACCATCTAATTCATTTGGATCTAGGGCATACACATTTCTTGTAGGAACAAATACACCCTCTTCTTTCTTATTCTCTACAAACATATCTCTTCTAATATAAATTAATTTGTGAGACTCTAATACTGATAATCCATTTTCAACTGTTGGGATAGAAGTGTCTAATCCCTTTGCAATTTGTGATTTAGATGGAAACGAAATCTTAGCAGGAACAATATCTCCTGGATAATCCATGATATATTGTTTTATATAGAGATAAATACCCAATAGAATAGATTTGTTAATTTTAGATGAGAGAGAACAGATTTTTTCGTATTCATAAATAGTAATTTGTACAAAATTATCTTCTGTAAAAAAAACATTATGTTCATAAGATAGTTGAAGATGAAACAAATCATTAGGTTTAACTACAAAAATATCTGTGCTGCAACTTGCATAACCTTTGTTTATAATTTCTGTTTTAATAATTTCTCGAAAATCAGAGTATATGGATTTGTTATTTGTTTTTGTAGAATAGCCGATTTCCTGTAACAAATCATTGAGCGTCAGAGTAACTTGCCCAAAAGTTTGTACATGCTTTCTTAAATACAATATGATGAGATAATATTTCAATCCTGAAATACCTTTATGATTTTTGATTTCCTTTTTAGAAAATCCAACTGAGGTTATTTGTTTGTCTTTCTCAGATAGGTAAATATAATTGTCGATTTTTATCACTCCTTTCGTTAAAAAAATTCTGTGGGAAAATTTTCCCAAAGATTTAACACTACCTGTTAAGTTTGTGTGAAAATTTTCCCATTGGGGTACTTAATTCTGTGTGAAAATTTTCCCAAAAAGTAGGTATATAGTATAAAAGCATAATTAATTATATAAAAAAGCATAATTAATATAAAAAAGTATAATAACTTCGTAAATGGTCTAACGCCCATTTACTCCGTAAAAATTTAATTGATTGTTATTGGTTGAATCAATCTTCATCTATAGCAGATCCTGCTAACCATATTGTTGTAGTTATTAATGCAAAACCAATAGTTATTGGTGTAAAAGTTAAAGTATCTACTCCTAATCCAATTAAAAATGCTCCTAAAACACCAAATGTAATACTTAGCATTGCTTTTATTTTCTTTCTTTCATGTTATTCTCCTTCTGAATTACAATTCTGCTTCAAATTAACATATTTCTCTTTAAATACATCCTCTACAAAGAATACTGGTATCTTATCATGATATCTTTTATATAATTCTTCACCTGATATACTTATTACACGAAAATATTTGTCTTCTTCTTGTCTTTGTTTCTGCAATAATTCAGCTTCTTTTGTATATTTACCATTTTTAAGATATCCACCTATTTTCCCACAAATAGTACAATAACTGTTTAATTGTGTATGTATATGTTCTTTTTCTTCTTGAGTAAATGTATTACATTTAAAATTCCATTTATATTGAATTAGACATTCTTTATAAATGTGCTTATGTTTTGATTTACGGTTGCTTTTTGAGATGTTACTTTCTGTTGATTTGAGATATTTTGGTATATCTTGTGTATTCTTATCAATATGCTTACTCATATTTTTCTCCTTCATATCCATTTAGAATATCATAAATTACTTGTTCTTCAAGTTTATGTTTTGCTTTGAAATAATCTCTGTTTACTTGAATATCCCATAAATTATCTGTAAGTGATTTGATTTTTGCTCTAATTTCGTTAAGATAAAAAGTATATTCTTCTGTATCCATATCTTAATTATCATCTCCTTTAAAAATTGTTTCTTGGTATACATTTATATTATTCTCTGCTAAGTTGTATCTTTCTAATTAAAATCTGTTACCTGTAATGCTGTTTGTGTGTTCATATATTTCTTCTATTTCTTTTTTAGTTATTACTAATTATATACTCTCTTTTTTGTTTATCCTTCTTCGTATATTTGTTATTTGATTACATAATCTTTTAGGTATATAACATCCTGCCCATTGAACCAATTGATCTGTTATTGGAATGATTTTTTCAAGATTACAGTCATATACCATTATGTCATCTGGTATGTCTGCTTCATAACATGGAACTTTATGTTTTAGATGATTAAGTGATTGATTATTTTTATGTCCGTCTATAAAAAACCATAATCCCTCTTGTAAATCTGCTCTGTGTTGGTTATAAAAGAGTATCTTTTCTTTTTTTAATTTTTGTATTGAATACTGTAGATGTTTAGGATAGTCTTTTTGATCAAGTGACATCCAATATTCAAATTGCTGTATATGATGTGTCTGTTTTTGTGGTGTAAAAGCTGTTGGTGAATATCTAATGATTTTCATTTTTGTACCTCATTTCTTTTTTATGCTAATAATATATTCTCTGCTTAAATTTAGAAAGCATATAAAAAAACAGACTGAATCATCAATCTGTCTTAATATCAAACTATCAATATGGTTATTAATTTTCTTTTACATCGTTTATTTCAGTAGAAACTATATTTTCTGCTATTAACCAGTTAGATTCTGGTTTTGCAATTAAACGAGCATTATTATATGCCATATCAAGAGTTAGACATGTATGACCTTGATAAGAATTTTCTTTCTTTGTAACAGCAATGGCAATATCTGGTTTATCATCAGACATTAAACATAATGGTAGTAATAATTGAATTTTCCCATCATAATATTGTGGGATTGCCAATTTATAATTTGCAGATACTTTCTTTTTCATTGAATCTAACGCACCATTAATAGTATTTATTTTATTTGAACTCTTAAGAAATTCTTTTGGTAAACGTTCTTGGTTTCTTTTATCATCAAGTATATGCTTATAATGAATGTCTATTGGATAATGCCAATCAAGAAGTAATAATTCTGGATGCTCAAAATAATTTGCTCTTTCTGGTCTTTCTTTTATTCCAATTTCTCCAAGTTCATAACCTGTTAAAAATGAGATTTTTGAACCTGACTGATATGCATATAGTTGCTCATAATATTTGTCAAATAATCCAGTATTAAATAACGCATAATCCTCACCAATTGCAATTTTCTTTTCAGATGTTAGTTTATTATATGTTTTTACTATATAATTTGCTAAAATCCCTTTATTCGGATATGTTGTATTAGACCATTCTTCTTTAATTGCTATTTTAGATAGCTGCTCTGTGTAGTTATTCCAATTTACTTGAAAATATGACATATATTCAACTCCTTTTGTATTTTTGAATGCTTCTATAAGTATATCATATTTTTTAGAGAAATGAAATGGGAAAGTAGCAGTATCATTTGGTTTATACAGTTTAAAAGGATACGATTCATATTTTGATAACTGTTGTGGTATATATTCTCCTTGTAATTTTTTACGTGTTTTTTGGTATGCTTCTTGTGAAGTATTAGCATATACAAGATATATGTGGTCATATGGTTCATAACAATATGCTGCCGTTGTTGGCACTAAATAGGTATTCATTTAAAAGTCCTCCTTGGATAAAAATAATTTTTTTACTTTACATAGATATTATTCTCTTTTATATAAATGATTTACTGTATAGTTTTATAGTACCCCCTGTATTTGATGTTTATGTTGATATTTTGTATATGGGGATTTGCGTAGGATTTCAGGGGTTGTGAATGGGGATTTGGGTTGTAGATGTTGTTATTGTTGGCAATCACTCTTTTGGGTGATTATATATGCGATTGTATATAATTGAAGTTAAAAAATGATAGAAAAATTGGTATCGTTATTTTTATTTTATTACAAGAAGAATATTTGATTTTTGTGTTAAATTTTGTGAGTGTAAATAATCAAAAATAATGATTAAAAATCAAAATATGGCTTAAAATTAAAGGGTTTGACGATATGGTGCACGATAAGTGATTTAAGAGGGTGCAAATTGAGTTTTTGGCTTATTTATAAGGAATTCTGGTATTTTTATAGGTTTGATTTTTAAGTTGGTGTGTAGAATAACTAGCTATATGCATATTCGGCAGCCATCGGATCATTTTCAGTTTTTACCAGCCCCACACACAAAAACCACGGTATTTTTCCATTTTTCCGTGGATTGAAAAAGTATTTTTTTGAATAGTTGAAAAATACCAGTAGAAAATAACAAAATCAAGCACAAAAAATATATCGTGAAATAAATTAAAATAATACTTGACTTTATTATATAATCTGTTATAATGATAAGTGTCAAGAAAATAAAACTTGAATATATGAGAATAACAGTGTTCGGACACTCAATTCAAAAAAAATTTACTTGACAAAATACAAGTAAAATGATATACTTGTATCAAGTCAAGAGGATAACACCTTTTGACAAGTACCTTGAAAAATTAAATATTGAACCTCTGCTGGTTACTCCGCACTAGGTGAGTTGTAAAAGATCCAGCAGAAGGAGGTGAGGCATATGCTGACACTGTTTATTGTGTTGTTTGAGTTAGTCATAACTTTCGCTTGTATCCGCAAGTGGTTAAAAGATAACGGCTTTATCAAGTAATACATATACCCCACTTTATAACTACCAGCCTTTATATGCTGGGTAGTCCGTAACAAGTCTATTCTAGCATGGTTGGTTAGTTATTTCAATATCCCACATGAAAATTTTATATAAAAACTTTTGTGATGCTGGTAGTCCTAGACTTTCCAAAACAAGCGATTGTATTTTATGTAAAATTCTAACAGATTCTATACATCTTTCTGTTATACAAATTTAATATTATAGTTTATAGGGTTTTACTGAATAAATCCATGGAGAACCCGCCAGCAGTGAGGCGGTGTAGATTAGCAATCTTTGACACTCCCACCCATAACCCTTTTCAGGGACTGGAAGAGTTGAGAAAACAACTAAAGTCATAGGGCTTGAAGTCTAGTGTATATTCTAGGCGTGCATGATGAACGACAAAAGCACCGACTAGCAAGCAAATAACTTGCTAATAAAAACCTAACCGCTAGCAATCACGGTTAGTCAGTCCGATTTCTTCCTTTTGAGGGCTTGTAGGATTGAAAAATAAAAAGGTATATAAGTTATATACATAAGTCTATAGAGTAACATCTATAGGCTTTTTAGAATGATAGAGTAATATCTATATTCTAAAAATACTAATGGTATAACTTCCCTATACTGGATTGCTGGAACTTTTACATAGTTAGAAGGGCAGACAATAGATTTATTCTATGCTATAACTCTGCCCTTTTATAGTGTGTAAAAGCACTAAATCAAATAAAAACAGTCGCACCCATGCGATAAATGGGAGAAGGAGGCTATTATGGCTACATTAGGAATCAACTTTTATGCAACTAATATCAACGATACTTTACGGAATGACTTCCACTCTGCTATCAGTTATGAAAATGCTGATATGAATATCCAATTATTGGATACAGATATTTCACGACTTGAAACTCGTATTACAAACTTAAAGAACAACAAGGATAAAACTGAGGAAGAAAAGTCTATTGAGTTAGCGGATCTCAACGCTAAACTGGAAGAAAAGAAGGCTTCACGGTCTGAGTTTGAACAGGAAAAGACTGACCTTGCCGAAGTATATAACAAGGTTGTTTCTGCCATGTCTGAGAAAAACAAGGTTCACTTTGGCAACAACAACGATGTAGTGCGTACTGTTTTACGAGTATTAGCAACATGGAATAATTCCAAACTTGTGAAGTATGCTATCATTCCAGCATTCAAGGATGATACCCTTTACAATGCCCTTGAAACTATCCACGTAACAAGTAAGGCTGGCGAAAATGGAAATCTTGTAATGAGTAAAGAGGTGAAAGAAGCCTATAAAACGGCTTCTGCACAATTAGAAACCATTATCAAAACAACTTTCTCTTTGCCTTTTGAAACACCATACACGGACAAAACCCGTGTGAAACTTACGGCAGAAGATAAGAAACTTCTGAACGATTGTTATATTAGAGGCTTCTCTAATAAGTTTGACACTGATGAAGATACCGGAAAAGTATCTTTCAAAAAGCGTCAGATTAATACGCTTGTAAAGGCAAAGAAGAACCGCAAAACTGGCAAAATGGAATATGATTATTCAGGACTTGCCAGCACAATCGCAAACATTGTTATTAAACATTATTTCGCATAAGGAGATAAAATACATAGTTAGAAAGGGCAAGGCAAATACTTTGCCCTTTTTATAGTGTGTATTTTAACGCAAATATAAGGAGGTATTATTATGAAAATTCAGGCTTGCAATACATGTAAAGGCAACTGTATGGGTTGTTTCTACTCTGATATGTGCAATAACTATAATGATATTGCACCATATAATGAGGCAATGATAGAGGTAGATACTGCCTCTATGGAACTCTGCAAAGGCAGACATGAAACTCAGGCAACTGACGGAGCAATTTTTGAAACAGAGGTGAACCCTCTGGATATAATTGCCCTTGAGTCACACGCAAAGGAACGACTTGCCAACCTGAATATTACAAGTTTGAGTTTGTATGTTACGGGTTTGACAGTCGCACTCATTGCCGTTCTTAATGCCACAAAAGAACTGAATATCAAAGTGACTTTGTGGCATTTTGATAGGGAAACTGGCAAATATTATTGTCAGGAGGTAAAATAATATGAAATTATACAAAACACTAATTCCGGCAGAGGTTATAAAGGGAAAACAATTCCCTTTTAACACAATAATTGCAGAACTGAATACTGGCGTTATTGTTGCATGTTCAGATTTTACGCATTCAAGAAAAAACCCGTTGCTCGTTACTATCTATATGCCTAATGAAAAAGAATGGGTAAAGGCAAAAACGAAAAATGAACTCACAGAGAAAATGTGGAATTACTACAGACAAACGCAAAAGCACAATAAAAAAAGATATAACGGCAATTATGCCAATATGATGAAACACTCACGTAGAAAGAAAACTGGTGGTAGTGGTTCAAGAAGAGAAAATAAACGTGCAATAACGGATTATGAATGTAGTAAAAATCCATTACATGATTTTAGAAGAGTTTATATATAAGATGGCACTTGAAAAAAATCAAATAATATGCTATCTTTAAGTAAGTAAAGAGGAGGTAAAGTTTTATGATAGTATATTATAAGCTTAATAGATTACTTAAAGAACGCAAAATAACAAAAACACAACTTACAAAAGATACTGGAATAAGTACAAACATTGTATCTAAAATAAGTAAAAATGAATGTTTAAAGACAGATACTATAAACCGCATCTGCGAATATTTACAAGTTCAACCAGCAGATATTATGGAATGGATACCAAACGAAAAATATAAAATGCAAATAGAAAAAGAAAAAAATGTAGAAAAGCAAACAATAGAGGCTCAAATTCAGGAACTTCAAGCCAAATTAAAACAAATGTAAGGAGGGTAAAATCATGAAAAATAAGAAAAATAATTTAAATGGAGTAAAAAAAGTAATATTTAATGATTATTCTGATTATCAGAGTGCTACTTGTCATACAGGTGGCAATTATGGTTTTTGGACTAATTACAACCGTCTTCCAAACGGAAACTGGGAAGTTTCATACGGTACAACCGCCGACTTCTCATACTGCCCTGTATGTGGTTCATTCGATAACCATTATGAGGGTGATGAAGCCATTTACGATTCAGGTTATAGTTGCGGAGATTTCGAGCAAATAACGGAAAGTGAATTGCTTGAAATTATCAACAACTTCACGGAAACTGATGACGAGTATATAGAGTATAAATAATATATACTCATAAAACGGAAACAAGCATCTATCAAACGATAGGTGCTATTTTTATACAAAAAATTAAATTTTAAGGAGGAATTATTATGTATCAGTACACAAACAAAAACGGAGAAACTTTCGGAATCGCACACACAGATGGAAGCACCATGGCTTATATCAATGGGTCATACGTTGCACAGGCAGAAACGGAAAAGGAACTTGAAGAAGTTCTTGATCATTTTTCACATGCCGATATTAAGCGAACGCTTGATTATGCCGGAATTACAAGAGAAGAAAAGACTGCCGATTAAGGCAGTCTATCTCTTACTTAACATTTAATGCTTTTGCTAAAGTGTTACGGAAATCATCACTATTGAAAACGTCCACATCATTTTCAATAACATCTAAATCCTGAAGCACTTTACAAATTGCACGAATTGAAGAGAAACGAGAAAAGTCAGTTGTGGCACGAATAACTTTTACCAAATCTTTTGGTGTAATTGGATTGTGTAGTTTTTCAAGTTCCGTCACACGAAAGAAATTCTCATCTTCACATTTACACGCTTCTTCAGAAGCCAAAGCGAATTTAGTTATAAGTTCGCTTGTTTTAATTTTGTTCATATAAACACCTCCTTTGTGTTTAATTATACAAGGGAAACCATAATAAATCAAGAAAGGATTTTGCAAAACATGAAACGGAAAATAACATACACAATTATCACAATGACACTTATTGTAAGTGCTTTTTTAATAGGTAGAAATACATCGAATAAAGAGGCAAATAAAGAAAAACCAAAAACTGAACATACAATTGATATGTCAAAAGCAACCGATTTCAAAACAACGGAAACAGGATTGCAGATATATTTTAATGATGGAACAGGTTACTATTTTGAAAAGGAAAATTAAAGTCAGAGTCCATGGTTGGATAGAAATGTTCGTGCAAGGCATTTCATACTACGACTATGGACTCTTTTTGTAAGAAAAAATAAAACGTAAAGGAGAATATTAATATGGGACAGATAATTGAATCACAGGTAGCAAAAGAAAATTGGTATGCATTATTGCTGGCAATTGAGAAAAGAATATCTGGTAAGGAAGCGTTGATGCGTATGGGTATTCCAATTGATGAAGATGAGGAGGAAGACTTATGAAAAAGGGAGAAAAGATATGTATAGCAATTAGTGCAATTATTTTATTGTGGTTGTTTGTTTCATTTATTGAAGTGAACGCAAAGAATCTTGAACCAAATCCGCAATATAATGATTGGAATGCATTTGTATTATTGACGGAAGGAGTAAACGGAAAATGAAAGGTTATTACGCAAATTCAGTTTACATGGGATTTATCCCAAGTGTAGGCAAATACTGGCAGTTTAAAAACAAAAGTCAATACGAAAATTATTTGAAAGAGGTAGGTGAGATATAATGACATACGAAGATTTCTATGACATAGCAGAATATGGAAATGCAAATTGGAAAGGTTGTTTTACTCCAAGAGAAATCGCTTGTAATGCTTATGATTATTTGTGTGAATTTCGCTACTCTAAAGCAATAGGTGGTTATCATATTTCTTCAACCATTCAGGAATTGCTTAGGTTACTGGATGAAGATGGTTCAGAAGAAGCTAATCATTTTGCAACACAAATTAGAAAGGAGTTAGGATTATGAATGTAAATAATACAAAATACCCATGCCGAAACTGTGTATATTTCAATATGTGCGGTTATTATACACGGACAGAACCGTGTAAGGGAAGGCAAACAAGAGCAAAACTTAACGTAAATAAAGCGACTGCAAAATAATGTAGTCGCTATTTTATTACAAAAAAATATCATAAGGAGGTACACAATTATGTGTAAAAGAGTTTATTTAACAGCAAAGGAAGCAGAAAAGGAAATGCAGGAAGCACGGAAAGCAGATGGCTTTACAGGAAAAATGGAAACAGGCTATATTTCAAGGATGATTAAAGATGCAAAACGGAATAGTATGGTTGGAGATAAACTCCAGCTTGTAGTTGATCCGATGTATATTCATATTCCTGAATGGCAGAGAAGATTAAAATTAGCAAGAGCCTATGCAATCGGAAATACATACAACAAATATAAATGGGATGTTCCGAAAGTGTTGTTCCTTAAAGGCAAATTATATGTAATTGACGGTCAGCACAGAATTTATGGAGCATTTAAGGCAAAAATGGATTCGGTTGTGGTTGAAATTATGGAATGCTCGCTTGAAGAAGCTATTGATTTATTTATCAATCAGTCGCAGGATAGAGCGAAAATGCAACCGATGGATATTTACCATGCAGCCATCGCAGGTAAAAAAGAAGATTATGTAAAATTACAGGAAATCTGCCATAACAATAATGTAGCAGTAAAGGGAGACGAAGAAACAGAGAACACAGTAGGAACACTTACATCTATTTCAGATGGTGTGAAATTGTCAAGGACAAATCCAAATCTTTTTGATTCTATGCTTAGATTGCTTGGTAAACTTGGTTGGAACGGATATGCAGATTCCTATAACGGAAAGGCATATACGGCGAAAATAATTCGTGCGTTGAAATCATTATACGCTTATACAGAAGGAAGGGAAGAAGAAATGGAAAGTGCATTGCTTAATAACTGTACAGGAACGGAATTCTTTGTAGAGAACATTATGTATAAGACACAAGCGCAGATTTTTGATTATCTTGCTGAAATTGTTCGCTATGATATGGAAAGTCCGTTTAGTAGAGCATATAAAGGTAAATGGATAAAAGCAAAGAGTAATGAAACAACTGAAGTAATGTAATAGAAGGGAGAATAATAAAAAAGGAAGGAGGTGATACTATGGCTAAATTACCAGGAGTACCTGTTCTAAAATTCAGAAAAGCTTTGATAAATGCAGGATATACAAAAGAAAGATGCAAAGGTGGACATGAAGTTTGGAAGAAGATTGTTGTAAATACTATATCAATTCCAATTCATGATAAAGAAATTAATGGAGCAGTTGCACGGAGATTGTCAAAGGAATTTGACTTAGAATTGTAAGAATTGGAGGTAAGAAAAATGAAGTGGATTAAACTTTTACGGATAGATGATTGTGCATTGTTACAAAGCGAAACTGATACACAGTATGTGGTGGTTAGTGGTTACGACCCAACACAGCCAGAAGATCAGCAGTGGGCAAGTGGAACATATTTTGAATATTGGAATGATGCAAAACGAAAGGCAGACTGTTTACAAAGTGCTTTGAATTATCTTAGTTATCTTAGAAGTAGAACAAAAACCAATATGATAAATATTAATACAACAATTAACAAAGAAAATATTAGAAGGGCAATGATTGTTTTGATTGACAATGGAATTGAAGAAAGTGAAGCAGGAGTTGTATTAGATGCTATTGGTTGTACTCTTCTTGATACACATTTAGATACAGATGGATATGAGATTGATTCAAATGGAAACTTAGTGGATTGATAAGACTAAATATATGCTTCACTATTCACTATAAGAAAGGAAAGAGAATATATGGATGACAGAAATTATGATGTTACAAATAAAATGACTGAAGTATTAAACAACGTAAAAGGATTTGATGTGGCAATGTCAAATCCAAGACAAGGAAAAATGTTAGTGCGCCATAATGGTATTAACTTCTATGTAACCATTGAGCCAGTGTTTAATGACAATGAAGACGGAAAGAAAGCTGATAGCGAACCTTTTGAGGAAGTAGTTAAAAAGCATAAATGGATTTGGAGGTAAATGTATGATTCAGAAAGAGAAAATACATGGTTATTCGGTTATTGCATATGATAAAGACAATGATATATTTATTTGTTACGGAAAATATGCAGAAAAACTGGAAGCGATTAATAAGGCAAAAGAATTGAAGAAATTACTTGACAAGGGAGAACTGAAAAGGATTTGTTCTGATGGAACAAAAGAACCTATGGATTGGCTTGAAGTTTATTGTAATTGGAATGAAGATGACGAACGGATAATTTGGGGTTCATATAATGACTAAATGCGTGTTTCATTGGAAGAAAGGAAGGCAAATATGGAAAGATATGATATAGAAGAATTGGTGTTAGGACTTGCTGATATTGTGAGAGAAAATAGATATTTAAGGCAGGAGAATACCAGATTGAGGGAAGTTGAAAAAGAGTATCATCAATCTATTATAGACAGATGCAGAGAAAGTGAACAGGCAAGTTTAAATATGTTTAAAGCTGCATGTGTCGGAATTGCACAAGGTAAAAATGATATGGAACTTGCAAGAGATTTGGTTAAACATTTATAGCAGACTAAATTCGCATTTACTAAGGACTGGAAATAATAGAAAGGATGATAAATATGACTTATATATTAGGAAGATTAATTTCATGGAATGTGAAATTTGAAAAAGTAGATAACTTAACTGTAAGAGTGTATGGAAACTTTGATGGATTTTCTGTAGTTAGAGAATCGAAACAAGAAAACTATGTTGAAGTAGATGGAAGACTTATGGATTATGAGGATTTTGAAAATTGGATTTATGAAATAAAAAAATAATTAATGTGTGTTTTGAAATTGGAGGTAAGAGAAATGAGTAAAAGCAATTATGAAAAATATGCTGAAGTAAAACAGCAGGAATTATTACACAAAGAAAGAAATCTACAGCAGGCAATCAGTTGTTTAAGGGATAGACGGAAGTTTGCATCATTACAATGTATTGATAGTGCAATAGATTTTGTTGCAGATTTATACGATTTATCCATTGATGAAGTGAAGCGAGCAGTGGATGGAGAAGAATATTGGTGTATATGAAATCGCATTTCATTAGAAAGGCAGGTAATATGTATAGATTAGATTATTATGATAAAGATGGCAATCATAAAGAAATTCATGGATTTAAAACACCAAAAGAAGCTGAGTACTATATGAAAAAGCATGAAGAAATTTTTGGCGAGTATCCATTAATTTTATTTGATAGTGAAAATAATGCGTAAAGGAGAGAAAACGATGAGCGAATATATTATTGAAAATCTTACAAAAAGAGAAATTGACATTATGGAATCAAGTGACATTGAATGGTGTCCAGATGATATGTCAGGAGATAATACGGATATTGTGGTATTCAATGAAAAAGATTGTGATAAAGCATTACATTTAATAGGACGAAAATGAAACTAAGATTTACATAGAAGGGAGCAAACTATGGCAAATAAAATAAAAATTGATGAAGATACTTATGAATGTCCATCTTGCGGATATAGATGGTCAAGGCAAATGGGAATGGCTGATTTATCATTTGATGAAGAAGAACGTTGTCCATGTTGTCCTGACTGCGGTGAGCTAATTGAGGATGGCGATAATTATTAAAAATTTAACGTAGATTGGAGGAAAAAATATGAAAAAATCAAACATTAGAGTATTTGGAGAATACAGTATTGCACATGTAGAAAAGAGAGGTTTGTTTTCATATGTAGTTGTAAGAGATCTTGATAAAAAAGTAATTGCAAAGTCATTTTCATTTAGGAAATATATAAATGATACTATCCGTACAATGTATACAGGAAAACATTATGCTACAGGTGATTTTATATTGGTTGCTGATACTGTAAATGGAAATAAAGAAATTTATAGATGGCATTGAAGCCAAGATTTAGATAGGAGATGAAGATATGTTTTATAAATATAAATGTGGGAATGAAGTAATTAAAGTGTTTGTATGGAACAACGAATTTCATAGTACGGTGTCAGTTGAAGATGCAAAAACACGGAAATCATATGAACGTACAATTAGAGAAGATGAAAACGGAAAATTCTTTACATGGAATCGTAACAAAATTTATCTTAATGATTGGGTTAAAATTTCTATGAGAGAGTTAAAAGAGAAAATCGGAAATGAAGAGTTTGTTACTTCAGACGATTTGTGTCAGGCAATTATGACTGACGGAATTGAAAATGTAAGATTTATTGTTCCACTGAATACAATATGTGGTTTTGGTTTTTTATTGAATGGAAACGATTTTAAAGACACGTTGTGTAAGGTAGAAGAGAGACCACTTAGAGAAGTTAAAAATAACTACAAAATTGTTCTTGTTCCAGTTAAAACAGATGAAAGTGTTGCAAGTAGCGCCGATTATTATACAAATGATTTTATTTCCCTGATTAAAAATGGGGTTATTAAAATTGTATTATAAGATAAGTAAAGGAGGTAAATAAGTGTTGGATTTAAATGCAACAATAAATGAGGAAGTCCATAAAGCTTATTTAAAAGGCAGAAGAGATATGGCAGGTGAAATAAAAGACATATTCGTGCAGCGTGATTCAGATAGTGATTATGAAAATAAAATGTTGGACAAACTTTTTGAAGAGTTAAATAACAAATGGACTTAATGCAAAAGGGGGCAAATATTTATGGATACTATTAAAGTAACAATAGAAATTTATGATAATTCAACAGTGCAAGAGGTAGAAAATGCGATTGAAATTGGATTAAATGAAAAGGGAATTGCTTGTACTTATGAAATAGAAAAGGTAGGTGATAATAATGGCAAAAGGTAAACCACGGTGGAAAGAATTATCTTTTCACGAACGTTTGTTGAAAAGGTTAAAACAGCATGGTGTGTCCGATGAAACGTGTGAACACATTAGACAAAAAGAAATTGGTAAGTAATAATAAATATAAAGGCAGTTAGGAGAATATATTACTAGCTGCCTATTTTATTACAAGAAAGTGAGGAATGATTATGTATGATTTCACAAAAAACGAAATGGAAATTATTAAAGACAACCTGATGGCATTTATTGCAAACTTTGGCAAGCCACGGATTAAGCGTGGAGACGATGGAGAAAGTTTCTATGTATTCACTGATGATTCAGATTCATGGAGACAGTATTGTTATAACATTGATTATCTGAATGGATGGTTATATGGATGTGTGCAAGCAGCTTGCGGAAATCCAAAGCGAGATGAAGAAATGAGAGAAATGTGTGATAGTGCAAGTTTCAGAGAAAGATATGCAATCTTATATGGTGAAAGAAAAACAAAAAATATTAATGGTCATAAATGTTATGTATTCACATATTCGGAAGACGATGAATACCAGGATGCAAACGGAGCTTTATATGATACAGTAACAAGAAGTTGGAGAGATTAGAAAGGCAGGTTGATTAGTATGAAAGTAAAATTTGTAGGATTCGGTGGATACATGGAAGTTCCTTGTTATGAGGACGAAAATGGAAAGTTATATTTTGATGAAAATGATGGTCGTAACGGACTTGATCTTTATACAGGTGCTTACAAAGAGGAATGGGGAGAAATATGTGGCGAACCAAATACAAGAGTTACAGAAGAAATTGAATGTGACGAGCCATTTGTAAGACATTCAAGAGAATTTGATTATATGATGCTTGATAGATATAGAACAGATTGCGAGTATTTCTTGGGTAACGGAAACGGATATGAAGGTCATTTGTATTTCAAATCAGTAGAGGAACATTGTGATGAAATGGAAAAATTATGGAATTCATTTGCTGATGATGAAAAGCCTGAGTGGTTGACGTTAGAACAAATACATGACTATAGAGAAAAAATGTTGAAGGCGAGGAGGAAATGATTATGCTACCACAGATTCAGTATGACAAAGAGTTACTTGGAAAGTTAAAAAGCAATTACTTCAATGCAAAGGCATTATATGAAGCCATTAAGGCAAATGCAGAAGAGATTCAGAGAAAAGTTCTTGCAGAGAATGAGTTTTATGAGACAGAGGATATTGCGGAAATGATAAAAAAGAGAGGTGGAGACGGCAAACCTAAACGTATCTTTGATCCTGATTTGACATATATGATGGATTTAGATAATGAGTTCCCACGGTTCATTGATTTATGCTATCCAGAATATGTAAAAGCTGGTATTGCAGATTCAAGAGGTAAAGAGTATATTCCAGAAGCAAATGCAAAAGATTTATTGCATGAGGCAGAAAAGCAACTTGTAGAGTATGGAATTGATATTATTCCTGACGAGTTTGGAGAAAAAGAAACTCTTAAAAAGGCAGTACAGATGATTAAGTACAGAGATAAAGTGCTTGATTTGGTATTGAGATTAGAAAGTGGGGAGGTGGAAAATTATGCAAGTCATAGATAAAGCCGTTACACCAGACGGAATAGAAATTGAGCTTAGAGATTTAAGTGGTAAACATAAACTGCCAGATTATAACGGAATGGAAATTGTTTTCCGTACAATCGCAAAGAAAACATTTCCACCAAACAGGGGATGGTACGCACAAAAAGGAAAAGAATTTCATTCATGTATCTGTTGTTATAAAAATTACACATCAGATATGTTAAAGGCAGATTATGAGGAAATTAAAAACGGTACTAAAACCCTTGCAGATTTGAAATCATATTTTTGGAATGGGTATAAAGAGCGTTATGTGCTTGGATTGGAAGGAAGTGAAAATTATGAAAATAATTGACAAAGCAATTCTACCAGACGGAACGAAAATACAACTTGAAGATTGGCATAGTGAAAATTCAGAAAAATATCCAGATTTACATGGATATACGATTGGTGCTTATCCGATAGCGAAAAATACGAGTAGTTCGGGTTGGATAAGGAAAGGTGAAACATTCAGACTTGGCATTGCAAGAAATGAATATAAAAAATACACAGATGATATGGTGCTTACAGACTATGAAGCATTAAAAAATGGAACTAAAACACTTGCTGATTTACGAGAACATTTTTGGAACGGAGAAAAGGATGCGTTCTATTTAGGTTTAGCTGATAAAGAGCCTGAGTGGTAAGGGAATTGAAATTGTAAAATGCTCTGATTGCGAGGTGAAATGATGTCGTTATTATTGTTTATGATATTGATGTCTATGACAGACAAGGGAATAAAAGTTCCAGATATTGGTCTTGTTGTAGTAGCGATATTATATATCGGAGATTGCATATTGCTTAAAGGTTCAAGCATATCAAAACGATTAAAGAGTTTAGAGGAGGGATTATTTAAAAAAGATAAGGAGTGATTAAAAATGGAATTTAGATTAACAAGTGAAAGTATGGAGTTGCTAGTTGAATCTATTGTAGATGCAGTTGAAACTACAGAAGATAGAGATATGCAATTTGAAAAGGTAAAAACAATATTTGAAGGCAATGGAATTGTAGAAATTAAAGACTAAGAAAGGTAAAGGTGAATATTATGAGAGTAAACGAAATTAAAAAAACAGAAACAATTGAGAAGCTTGTAAGAATAGAGTATATCGCAGAGGACGGAACTGTATTTAGAAGCGAAGAGGAGTGCAAGAAATATGAGGAATCAGCACTGTTTGCAATTAGTAAAGAGTTAAAGAGACTTGATAATAAGAAAAATGGAGCTTCTGAATATGACATTTATGATGAATGTTCTGACGAATATCTGGTAGAGATTTTTAATGCAGAAACAGAAAGAGATATTGAGAATATTAGAAGATATGTATATCTTAAAGCTCTTTCAAAGAGTTCATACGTGAACAAGTCAGATGTTGATTTGCCAAATATTACACCAGGACATGAGGTAATTATCCATTGGAATTATGACGAGGATAGTTGTTGGACTATTGGAAATGGAAGTATTGATGCTTTCTGTGGTTACATTAGAGATAATCTTATGAGCTTAATTACACCAAAGGAAGAGAAAACAGAGTAATACAGAGAATAATAAGGCAGACGCAAACAAATGTGTCTGTCTTATTTATTGGAAAGAATAAAAAGAAAGGTTGGTAGATAATTATGATGAAATTTACAATGAACGCAAAGGATTTAAAGGTAATGATGGAGAAGGGAATGGCTGCAATTAATAAAAAGGCAACACTCTCAACACTGACAAGATTATATTTCCAGATAGATAAAAATGGAATTCTCAAAGTTTTGGGAACTGATATGGAGCATTGGGCAGAAGTCAGAACAGATAATGCTTATGATACTCAGCCAGGAGTTTTTGGAATTGATGTGGATGATATTAAAATCATTTCAAAAATGAGTGGTGAAATTACATTGGAGGATGTAACCACTGAAGATATGGAAGTAGGTAAAATCAATATCAAGTGTGGAAAGAAAATTGTTACAATCCCACGTTATCAGAACACAGACATATTTCTTCCATCAATGGATGAAAGTGAAAAGAAAATAATGTCTGTAAAAGAGAACTGGTTACTTGAAACACTTGTCAATCTTAATACATATACAAGTAGCAATGATAATATGAAGATGATGCAGGCATTCAATTTTAATACAAAATTAAAGAGAATTGAGGCTCTCGATGGTTACAGAATTGGAATGAGAACACTTGAAAATCAGACCATTCATGAAACAACGGAAAATCCATTTGATACGGTAAAAATTCATAATAAGTGCGTTCCCGTATTTAAAAAGCTGATGGATAAGAAGTCTGAAAAAGAAATTGAAATCTATCAGGATGAAAAACATATCAGGCTTGAAGGAAATGATTTTACATATATTATCCGCAGAATTAATGGAGAGTTTTTCAAGGTGGATTCAATGCTTGATATGTCTGATGATTACAGATTTGTGCCTGATAGAGAACAGATTCTTGAAGCAATGAAGTATGATGCAGAATTAAGAAAAACATCTGGTGCAGATAAGAAACCAGTTGTATTACATAGTGAGAATGGAAATTTATATTCATACATTGCAGTAGGTAAATATGAGGCATTTGATGAATTTGAGATAAGCGAAAATAACATGAAGGACAATTTCTATATTGGTTTTAATCCACAGTTTCTTACCGATGCATTTAACATTGTTGATTCTGATAAGCCTTTATGCTTTGGCACAGGTAGCAAAGCACCATTACTTATCAATGGAGATGAATATAAGATTTTAGTATTGCCTGTAAATATTGAAAATGATGAATATAGTACAGAATTTACAAAAAGAATTAGAGGTGAGGTGGCATAAGCCACTTTGCTTTGGAAGGAGTGAATTAAAATGATTTGTGCATTGATTGAAAGAGTAGAAGAAGGATATAGATGCGATGCCCAATTTATAGGGTATGGAAATCACACTCTTGGCGAAGCATTTAAAATGGAAGGAATAGATATTGAAAAAGAATTAGATAAAATGAAGATTGGAGAAGCTAAAGTGTGGAATATTGGTTGGTTTCCAAATGATATTTGCAAAAGAAGATATTTACCTGAAAAGATAATTAAATGTGTGTAAGTAAAACCAAAAGAAAGAACTGTTTCTTAAAGAGATTGGAGAGTGATTAAAATGACAAGCACAATAGAAAGAGATTTTGTGGTGAAAAATGGTGTAGCAAGCTTCCCTATGAAAGAATATCCAAACTATTATGGAATTGAAGATATTGGATATATTTCGCATGGAATATGGGCAGACGCAGAACTTGAATACAAGGGAGAGTTATTCAATGAACATATAATAACTGATCCAATGTATGATAGATTTTATGCGGATTTTCCTGAAAAAGACGGAAATTATGAAGCGTTTAGTCAGTATATGTATGACAATAAAGACGAAGTGTATGAGTTATTAGAAGATTGGAGTGATGGAAATGAAGAGAACACCAAAAGTAATTAAGCAGCAAACGGAAGAATGGTTAGATGAACGGTGGATGATTGCAAATATGAAAGATGCAAGACCACAAGATATGAGTTATTACAATGGAGCTTTGAAAGCTCTTGAATTTGTAGGTTACGAATGGAAACGTAATGCAGATGGCAAGCATACATTATTCAAATGCTAAGAAATAGCAATTTCAAAGCATAGAAATGGAGTGACAAACATGAATTATACCTATTTTGGAAACAGAATTGAAAGAAGCCCATTAGGGAATATGGGGTTACAGTTATTAAAAGCTCAAGAGAAATTAGTTTCTCAGGAATATGAAGTTGAGAATCTTAGAATTAAAGCAGCTATGTATAAAGCATATTTCTTTCGTAATTCTTCATTAGCAGAAAAATTACAAAAACAAAGTGAAGAAAACAGAGATGCACTTATTGGAGAGTTTGATGGTTTTTCATATGCAAGTTGGAGAGCAAACGCTGTATATAGAACGCTTGAAGATATGTGCGATGAAGGACTATTAACTGAAAGAGAATACAAAGAATGCAAAGTATGAAACAAGAGTTTCCTCAAGAAATGGAGGTAATTATATGTTATATTGTGATGAATATGATAAATATTGCAGCGAGGTTACATCTGAAGAATGTGACAATGGTTGTTGTGACAGTTGTATGTATTGCGTTGTATGCACAGATGAGGAATGAAATGAAGATTTACTATGAAAGCGAGGTTTTTATATGAGAGGAATACTAACAGATAGTATTCAAGAAAAAGCGGTGGCATTCTTGAACAGAACAATTTCACAAAAGGAACTTAGATTATATCCGTATATAGACTATTCAATAAAAAATGCATGTCAAGGATGGAGCTATTCGAAAATGGATGAAGAAGAAATTGAAATTCTAAACAGATTATACGATGAAAGACATATTATTTATTCGCCTGAAAAAATAATTGTAACTAGAAATTTTTATAATTATATGCAAGATGTGTTAGCGATGGGATATGTTGAAGAATTTATTTAGCCATAAGAAACGATGATTTACTTGGTTTAGAAAGTGAGGTTAATTTTATGGATTATAAATTGTTAGCACAAAAATATATTAAATATGGAATTGAATGGCTTGAAGGTGAATTTGATACATATAAAGGTATGACGACCATAATGGAAACAGAAGAAACCCTAAATGGAGAACAATTAAGAATGTTGTGTGACGAAATTAAAAAAGATACTAGAGTTAAAATGGCAATGATTGAAAGTGAACATGAATATACTATTACAATTATGTTTAATCAATGAATCGGAAATTTCCATGGAGGTAAAAGTATGGATAAAAATGAAGAACAGAAAAGAGAAGAATGGATAAGAAAGGCGGTAGAACAATTAACTCCAAAACGAATTAAAAGATGGAAAAGTGGATACGCTTGTTGTCCAGTATGCAGAAGAGGAGTTGAGAGAGAAGATAATTTTTGTGGTAATTGTGGTCAGGCACTGGATTGGTCATTTGATTAGACATAATGAAAAGCACATTTAGAAATGAGGATTATTATACGGTAAAGGAGAAGATTAGATGAAAATAAAATTCAAAGATTTATTTTACATGGATGACGATGAAGATAAAGAAGATGCAAAATGTGAAATTGATGTAAGAGATGTGAAAGTAATAATGGCTAATCAAGATGGAACATTTTTGATCGAGAATATGGATGGAGTGTTTTATAAAACAGATTTTATTAAATTTAATGAGGAGGTGGAATCAAAATTGTTTGTAAAGGCAAATAATGCAAAGCCATGCCCAATGTGCGGAAGTCAAGATATTTATATAGAAGAATTTGATAGAGATGCTTATAAAGCTGTTCATATCCAATGTATTAAATGTGGATTGCATGGTTTTAAAGATTTTACACAAACAGAAAAGAATCCAATCAAAAAAACAATTGAATATTGGAACACAAGAAGTTAAAAGTGTCCTGCATATAGGACACTTGTTTATTATAACATTTATTAAAGGTTTATTAAAAAGAAAGAGGTGGTAAAAATGAGAAATAAATAATGACAATGAAAATATAAAATGATATAATGACAGTAACTATATTTTGAACAATTGTTGCACTTTATAATTCTTGATACTGTTTAGAGTGAGGCGCATAAAGGTTGTGTAATACAAATAAAAGAAAGTAGGTAGAAAAATATGGATAAAATTTATGAAGTTGAGTATATGCTCGGCGATGAAGAAAAAAGTGACTACGTGATTGCTGATAATGAAAGTATGGCAAGTGATGTTGCGTATTTTCTTTTTGGTGAGGGAGAAGATGAGCCATACAAAGAAATTGGAATCTATGATAATTCCATGTATGACTTCTTTGTTTTGGAAAGAGAGGATAACGGAAGTTATGAAAATGAAATCTTTGAGACGAAAGAAGAAGCATTATCAAAAATTGGTTTTGATGGGTGGACTATGGACGATTTAAAAGTCTACTCGGAAGGAGAATCATGTGATTTTAAAGAATGGAATTTTGAGGAAATGAAAAGTTCCTTTTCCGACAACTTTGATTCTATAGACGATTTCCCGATTCGTTCTATTGTATATGATGGAAAGACATATATTGGGCGTTTGGTTTCTAATGATGAATGTTGGGAATTGTTAGGTGATGGAAGAAATTATTTGTATGGCTATATGGTAGATGAAAAAAATAGTCTAATTATAAAGATGTATTTCGACATCCCAGAAGATAGGGAATTGGATGACGATGATAACTACAAAGAAGCGGTTTCCTGCGAGGAAATCGATGAATTATAAGGAGGAAAAGGTTATGAAATACAATTTAATTGATTTAACAGAAAGAAATGCAGCGGCTGAATTGAAAAAAATATACGTTTGAAGAATTAAAAAATTTCTTTGAACCAAACGAAGAAGAGTTACCTGATGAGTGGGATAAGTGGTCACAAATTGATGATTTATATGATTTAAAAGAATATTTATCCTTTTTAGCTCAAGGAATGGCTGTTCACTATGAATTTGAGGAAATCCCGGAAGATATTGATATCCTTATAGCAGACGGATGCACAAAAGAGGAAGCCAAGAAAAACTTGAAAGACGGTTCAATCGTTTTCGAGGATTTAGAGGAAAACCTTGAAAACTATCTCAAAGAATGGGCGTATTTAGATAATGAGGATGATGAAGAGAAATTCACGGACGAGGTGAAAAAAATGGTGGAAACAAAAACACCTATTCCAGATTGGGGAGTGGTTGAAGTCTGTGGAAAATGGTACTATATTCAGTATTGTTTATGATTCGATTCCTACGGTCAATGGGTAGATTTATGAGAAATTATAGTACCATTATTTATAAAGAAAAATTTGAAGAAACTTGAATATAAAGAGATTTAAGATTGGAGGAATCTATTATGGCAGATTTAATTGGCTTTTTAGTGGCAGGATATTTATGTATTTGGCTTCCTTACAAATATAGTAAAAATCAAGAATCTCATAAGAGACAAGATATGTACAATGACTTAAATAAGAAGTCTGTAGACGAGATGGAAAAGTGGAGAAGATAGTAATATAAAATAAGAAAGGTGGTTGATGATTATGTTAGGACTATTATTATCTTTAGGATTATTTGGTGGAGCGGCTGTAAAGAACGCTTATGACAATGCGGCTATGAAAAATTATTCAACAGAATATGATGAAGACGGAAATTGTCATTATATGGATAACAGAGGTAATATGTATATCAACGGAGAAAGGTATATAGTAAAAGGATATACAGATAATGATGGAGTGTATCATAGACAATATATTGGTGTGCATAGTAATAAGGTTCATAGAGACTATGTATGTCCGTCTGAACAGCTAAAAAAGAAATATGATGAAGAAGATAAAGAATATTGCCGTAAAAATGGATTCCCCGCATATCCAGCTTATAATCCACGATTTAAAAGAAAAGTAACAACTGAATTTGAAACAGGCAAAGTGGTAGCTGCCGTAGTATGGTTTCATAATATATTTACTCAGGAAAATCATTGGGTTAAGTTTTATGCTAAATCTGATGCAAAAGAGTATGAATATGATACACCAGGAGAATATGACAAAGGAATTGAGATCACTAAAGAGGAAGCTGAGTTATATGATAGAATATTAGGTAAATCTCACAGTGGTATGGCATTCGGAAACAAGATTTGGGATGGATTTGACACGAGAAAGCCTGAAGGATGGGATGAAGCACATAGGAAGAAATAATAGTTTCTTTTGGAAGATTGGAGGTATTTATATGAGCAGTTTATATAAAAATATGTCAGAATTATTAGAAGAAAGAGAATTGAACGGATGGAAATTACAGAAATTTGAAATAAGTGATGACAATATTAGAGCTAGATTTGATGGGATTGCACCTGGTAAGTACATAAGATTACTTCATAACGGTGAATGTGTTATGTCTAATACAGATATGGAGAGAATGACTAATTTAGATTTTTGCGTAAATGCATGTGGAGATATTATCATTGGTGGACTTGGCATTGGAATGATTATTATGGCAATTCAAGATAAGCCAGAAGTAAAAAGTATTACAGTAATAGAGAAGAACCAAGAAGTTATTGATATTGTTGCAACACAACTTGATCTTAATGATAAAGTCAATATTGTATGTGCTGATGTTTTTGAATGGAAACCTGAACGTGGTGTTAAATATGACATGGCATATATGGATATTTGGAATTGGATTAATGAAGATGTTTATAAAAATGAAATGCAGCCATTAAAAAGAAAATATGCAAGATTCCTTAGAAGTAAAAATGAAAATCCAAGGAGATTTAATAAATGTTGGGCTGAATATCACGCAAAAACTGGTAGGAGATTAGCATAAGAAACCAAGTTTTCATGTGGAAGGAATGAATAATATGAATGATGCGTTAGAACAGCGATTAGCTGCAAAGAAACGAGATTTGGAAAATCAACAAGAATATTTCAGAATAGATATGAAAAACATTGAACAATCAAATTATGAAGATAATGCTATTAATGCATTATTATACATGAAGAAACTGAAAACGGAAATTGCAGAGTTAGAGTTAGTGATGCAGTTGAAAAAGACAAATGAACTTTAAATTTACTACAGAAGGAGTAGTTTATATGGAACAAACTTTCTATGTCGGAATGAAAATTTGCGATTATTACGCAGTTCATATCAATGATGATGGATATGAACAAAAAGAAATGGTTCAAGAAAACGAGATTGATGGGTTTATACATTGTTTAAAAGTTTTAGGATACGAGGAAATCTAAGTTTACTTTGATTTAAGTGAAAGGAAAAACATTATGGATAATAAAACAAAAGAATTTATAAAAGAAAATGCTGTAAGCGAAGGGTTTTTACAAGACTGGTATCAAAATTCAGTATTAGAAACAGATACACCAGTATGGACAGATGAACATATCGCAGAAATGGTTGGAGATTTTTACCTGATTCCAAAGGATGTTATTGATGGAAGGAAAAATTAAAAAATCGGACTTGACCAAATTTGCCAAAGATTGCGTGTATGCTCATGAGAAAGCTGTAAAGTTAGAATGCATAAGTGAAGATATCATGAGAAATCAGATAGGAAAAGAGTTAATCAATGATAACCAAAATATTCTCTTAGAAGTATCAAAGCGATTTGCAAAATATGCTAGAGAAAACATGAATGTGGATTTGGATAATGGAGAAGTTCAAAATCTCCAAAATATTCTTAATGCGATAATAAATTGCTGTGAAGAAAATAATTGGTTTGAATAAGGCAAAGAAATTTAACTTTCCTTTGGTATAGAAATGGAGAATATTATGCGAAGAAATTTATTTATAGGCATTCCAAATGATAAACTAAAAGAATGCTATGATAGTTATGTTAGAGTTAGTTGCAAAAGAGAAAATGAAAAAGAGTTATTTTCTGATTTAGTAATAGAATATAAGTCTTTTATAGAAAGCAATCATCCTAAAGCAGCGGAAGCAATTTGTGAAAGGGATATGTTTAATGAGATTGCAAGAAGATATTTTAGGATAGCTGATATTATTAAGGACAAAGATTTTTGCGAGATATTTGGAATTGAGGTGAAGTAAATGGAAATTTTGACAAAATTAAATACAAAAGAGAAAGCAGAAATAAATTTCAATGATATAAGACAAAGAGATTCAAGACAAGTCGAATTAAGCAAAGAAGAAATCAGTAGATTGATTGCAAGATATAATAGTGGTATTAAAGACAAGAAAGAATGATTTACTTGGAAGATTGGAAGAGGTGATGTAAATGGAAAATAATCTACATTGGATTAGTTTTGGTCTTGAAGATGGAAAAGTAAGATGGTTTTGTACAGATCTTACTTCAAAGTTTAATATAGAAAATGAAAATTGGTTTAATAAAAATACTAAAAGTATTACCATTTATAAAGGTTTTGAAACTGCTGAAAATAATACCAAACCGATTTCTGAGGATATATATCGCATTTCAATAAATTACAAGACATCTGAGAGAAAACTTCATAATAAAATTTATATGTTTGTAAAAGGCGAATTGTATAAACAGGAATGTGGTAATGGAATAAAGGTAAGAAGGTTGACAAAAGAGTTAAAACAAGTTTTGGAAGTAATTGAGGTGATGTAAATGGAATTTAAGAAAGGCGATAATGTTTTTGAAATAAAAATACATAAAATTGGAACAGTTATTGAAGTTTATGAACATAGTAATTTTGCTAGAGTTGAATTTATGATTGATAATACTTTAGAGTATAAGTTTATTCCAATTGGAAATTTAATTAAAACGAATGTTAAAATAAAAGAATGTAATAAATTTGATAATTTTATTAGTATGCAGAGAATTCATTTAAAATGGTAAATTGATATGAGTAAATAAGGAGATGATATAAATGGAACTACCAGTACGATTTGTTTATACTGAAAACGGAGTTGAGAAAACTTCGGTTGATGAAAATAAGAGAATGAATTATATTGATGATTTAAATCGCAGGTGGTTAGATAGAAGAGGTGATGGCAGACAGAGAACCACAAAGATTGAAGATTATAGAAGTAGTAAAATTCCACTGTAAATGACGATTTCTTCAGGAAAGGAGATAATTTATGAAATACGAAGTGAGTTTTATTATAGAATCAGATGATGAATATTCAGATGGAGAACAAATTGAAGATCTGAGAAATGACATTGAGATGACTGTTGCTGATTATAATTGTTTTTTACAAATAGGAAACGTTAAAGTGGCTGAAATCGGATAGTCAATATGAATATTTTTATAAGAAATGGAGTGAGACAAATAAATTATATACGATGTCCTCATTGCGGAAGAAGTGATGGAAATGATGATATAATTTTGAATAGAAAAATTATATGTGCAGATTATACAGATTGTGAAATCATTACAGAAAAACAGTGCGATATCTGTGGGAAGAAATATGAAGTAGTTACGAATTATAAATTTTTGTATGAAAAATTGAGGAATTATTAGAATAATATGATAATGGAGGATATAATATGAAGAAAATAACAAGAGAAATGATAATGGAGTTAAATAATGAATTAGCCGTTAAGGGTGTCCCTTTTAGATATGAATACAAAATCATGGGTAGTGGACATGCAGGAATGGAAATTACGCTTCCCAATATGAATTGTGTTGATAGTTTTATCATCAATGTAACAAGAGACTTCCTCAAATGGTTGGAATTATGGTTTAAGACAAAGTATGAAATTGAATTAACTTGTAATAATACTGGAAGTATTTTATGGGCTAAGAAATTTTTATGAATAATTTTTCAAGCGGAAAGGAGATATTTTATATGAGATTAGGGAAATATAAATATTCTGGTAAGCTTTATACAAAAGATGAGGTTAAAAATATGCAGAAATGTAGATTGTGTATATCTAATGAACGAGCAAATAATGAAGAGCGAATAAATGAGCAGCATTTACATGACTTAAAAGAATGTTTAACCTGTTGTGGATGCCCAATGGCTCAGAAGAATGTTATAGCTTGTTAATGGAATTGGAGGTATGAATAAATGAATTTGAATAATGTAAGTAAATATATTAGTTTGATTTTGAGACATAAACCAGAAGTAATCGGGATAGTCCTTGATGAACATGGTTGGGCGAATGTGTCAGAATTGATAGAAGGAATTAAGAAGAATAATCCTGAGTTTGATATGATAGCATTAGAAGAAATTGTTTCTACTGATTCAAAGCAAAGATATTCATTCAATGAAGATAAAACTTTAATCAGAGCAAATCAGGGGCATTCTATTCCAGTGGATGTAGAACTAGAAGAGAAAAGACCACCAGAATTTTTATATCATGGAACTGGTGAAAAGTATGTTAAATCAATTGAAGAAACTGGATTGATTCCAAAGAGTCGATTATATGTCCATCTTTCAAAAGATGTGAAAACAGCTGAACAAGTTGGTAAACGGCATGGAAAAGAAGTTGTATATCAGGTAAATGCAGGTCAGATGTACAGAGATGGATATAATTTTTTCTTGTCTATGAATAATGTATGGCTTACCAAAAAAGTTCCTGTGAGATATTTAAAATATTTAGAGGAATGAAAAATTATTTCATTTAGGAGGTAACGAAATGCAGAAAGGCGATATTGTCTATTACAGAAACATAAAAGCAAAAATTATTGGAGAATCAATAAAGTCAAATAAATTAAAATATAAACTTCATTTATATGATGGTTTCCATACAATTATTTATAATGTTGATCCAAGAGAAGTAATTACTGTAAATAGTTGAAACAGACAATTCGTGTAGCAGAAAAATTGAAAGAGGTGATAAAATGTTTAAAAACAAAAAATTAGTTGACAAAGTTGAGGCTGTTATTGATGATTGGAAAAAGGAAAATCCTATTCTATTTTAGCATTTGAAAATCGGTATGCATGGAATGATGATAAGAAAGTTCCTAATATTTTTATCCGTGGTAAATGTGGAGCGTTTAGAAGAATCACAAAATTTACTAGAATGGAATTAAGAGAAGGACATAATTTGAAAAAAATGTACATTGCTGGTGAATTTGAATAAAAAGGCGGTGTTAAAATATGAATTGTTATAAATATTGTGTGCTTTTATCGGATGATATGGATAGAGACTATGAAAAAACAGGTTTGGTCTTTTCTGATAATAAAGAAAAAGCAGAAGAGTTGATATACCAATACTACGAAAAAAGAACCACAGATTATGTTTATCGAACAATATCATTGGAAAAGATTACAATTAGTAATGGACTAATATTAGAAGATTTTGAGTGATTATGAGCCGTTAGTTAAATACTGACGGTTATTTTTATGGAAAGTTTTTGAGAAAATGTTGAAAAAGTGTTGACAATATCAACATAATGCGGTATTATAAGTATAAATCAAAGGAGGTGCTTTGATTGCGAACAAAATTTAACACTTCCATTGATTCAGAAATACTACAAAAATTTAAGGACAAATGTAAAGAAGATAAATTGCCAGTAAGTGTTGTACTTGAGCGATTTATGAAAGGTTATATTGAAGATAAATTTGTTCTTGGAATGATGTGGTCTGATAATAATGGAAAATAAAAGAGTGCAGCGTACACCCTGAGAAAGTTTCGCTACACTCAATAACAACTTGAACTATGTCCTAGTTCTTACATATTATATCGTATTTTCTGGACTTATTCAAGTCGCATTTTCCAAACAAGATTTGTACCTTGAAAACTAAATAACAGATTGGCTATCTGTAAAAGCTGTCGTGATAGAGTTTAAATACTTTCGATAGTCTGCGAACAAGTAGAGAATATAACTATATAAGACTATCAACAAATTTATTTAAGAAAGGATTGTATGATATGAAAGTAACAGATTTATTAGTAACCGCAGAAGATATAGAAACTGGTGAAAGACTTACAGGATACGTGTGTGGTTGTAAACAATGTAGAACCGCATGGGAACATGAAGATTATGATCATAGTAGACCCATTGGACTGCTGACTCATCCTGAACAAAAGTATGGAAATGTAAGAGTTTATACAGATACAATGGAGTTTGTTAATAAGCATAAGTAGACAGGAGGTTTTTTACATTAGAGTTAAATTTAAAAACTGTATAGAAAATTGTTTATCTGCACGACATTCAAAAAATAGTAGCATTGTTTGTGTTCTTACAACTCTAGGACAGTATATAATTTTCTTTGGCGGTAATGAAGATAAGGCACAAGATGTATATAACCAATTATTTATAAATGGATATTATGACGCAAGCGAAGATGATTATGATTATCAAAAATTTTAAATTTTATAAATCTTAGCTATAATAATGTCAATAAAAATGTACATAAATAGTGGTTATGTAAATAATAGTAAACATTAGAAGTAGTTGGTGATATAACTGCTTCTTTTTAGGGAAAGAGGTGATAAACTGTGTATAAAAATAAAAACGGCAATCCTAAACGTAGCAGCAGATTCCTTTGTATTAAGCATCTAGGAGAAAATTATTTAGGCGCAGGAATTCAGCGAGGTGGTCATCAGCGTGAGAAGTTTCACGTTAAAAACCTGTATTGTTTACATTGTAAGTCAATTTCTCGCTGCCTTGAGATACGTTGGTGTGATACATATGAAGAAGTGTACGACAAGGCAGTTGAATTGAGACAAGAATATTATCCTGAAAAACTAGAGAATATTAAAGTAGAAATTTAAAAAAGAAAGGTGATTAATTATGAAAAGTAATGAAAAAGTTGCAATGACAATCTTTGGAAAAGAAAGAGAGCTTGAAATTTGTCTGGTAGGTGATAATGAACCAGAATACAATCTGGAGACAGATCAATTTGAAGTAGTTAATTTAACAAGAGAAGAGGAGGAATTACTTAACTGGATTAAGTCAGTTGATATTTCGTCTCTTTGTAGAGATAAAATTATTAAATACATCAATTATTTAAATGATGCTGTAGGTGAAGATACTCATGATGATTATGTTTTATCTGATGACGAAGTATTCATGCCGACTTCAATTCTTATCAATGTCGAAGAAGATATGGATGAAGAAACTGCTGATGTGGCTTTGTTTGGTGAATCAAGTTGTGCTGAAGATGAAGGTATTATGGTAGCGTTTAAGAATGGAAAATATTTTGGTATCGGTGGTTGGGATGATTGCATGAATTGTTTTGAAGATGATTTTATGGAGTATATGGATTAAAGATTTTTAGAGATTTGGTAGAAAGTGAGGTTAATTATCATGGCACAGACAAGAGATTATGCAACTAAGAAAAAAGGTAAAACAGAGGTGCAGCCATTTTGGAATATGTCTGATATTAAGAATGTTGTCGAGTGGTTTGAGAAGAATGAAGAATGGGATGGATATTTAATCACTCTATTAGAACTGCTACTTGGTAGACGTATTGGTGATACAGTGATGATGAAGTGGTCAGATTTGTATTATGAGAACGGAAATCAAAAAAGTGAGATTGACACTATTGAAGAACAGAAAACAGGCAAGATTACCAATATTCCTGTGAGTAATATGGTATGGGAAGCAGTTGATAATTATTTGTCACACGTCAAAATCAATCCAATAGAGCATTATAATGAATATATTTTCAGTTATCAGCCTAAGACAGACTGGATTAATAGATGTATGTTAGATATATATTCTGAGAATAGTATAGACACTTGGTGTAAGGCGTTAAATAAAGACTTTTCTGATAAGCGAAAGGAAAAGATATTTAATGATTTTCATAAGCAGAAAAAATATTCATCATTAGGAGATTACATTTATTACGAAGTTGAATATAATGATGTTGTTAAGTGGCAAACAGATGATTATAGAAAAAAATTAAAGAGGGCAGTTGAAGATGTTGGAATACAATATCCAGTGTCAAGTCATAGCTTACGAAAATCGTGGGGGTACTGGATTTATAAAACACATCCATTTGACCCAGATTGTATTTTGTCTCTCCAGAATATGCTTAATCACTCAGATGTTCAAACTACTACACGTTATATTGGCTTAACAGAAGAGAAAAACAGACAGTTAATCAATGATCATGGAGAGTTTATTCATAATGTACTTGCTGGTAAAGGAGATGAAATAGTTAAGAATATGCCTGTTATTTCATTAAAGTCTGATGATTTTGGAAAGATTATAAGAATGCTCACAGATGATGTAGACAAATACCAGAAGGCAATTGATATGGCTAATGAAATGAGAATTTTGTAGTATATGTAAGGACGGTACTATTCAGTATCGTCCTTTGTGAATAAAAATAAATCTTCGATTTCACATTCAAGTGCTTTACATAACTTTTCCATTGTGTCAAGACGAATGTTTTTTGTTTCACCATTACAAATTTTTCCTATATTATTTGGCGATATTCCTGTTTTTTTAGCTAACCAATATGCGGTTTTACCCTTGTTTTGAAGGATTTGTTTTATGTTTAATTGTATCATATATTGCTCCTTTCTATTATATATTTGTATAATAGCAAAAAATATTATATTTTTCAATAATATATGTTGACATATAATACAAAATAGTATATAATACGAAGTATCAACGAAAGAAAAGAAAGGAGCATTCCTGTTAGGTGACAAATGACAGGGTTGCAAAAAAAGAGTACCAGCCATAGAATTAAGTTGTTAACCGGCAAGTTAAACAACAAAATTCAGGAGGTACCCTCATATGTATTGTAAACAAAATCAGAAAATCAATCAAGTAAAAAAATGTACTTTGGTAGTCGGAATCGATATCGGAAGCACCACTCATTATGCGAGAGCATTTGATTGGAGAGGGATAGAGCTTGGGAATGTCTTCAAATTCAGCAACAGTCTAGAGGGTTTTCAAAGTCTATCAGGCTGGATGCAGCGCATTATGAAAAAGACTGAAAAAAGCGAAGTTATGGTAGGTATCGAACCGACAGGTCATTACTGGTTTGACCTTGGTGCTTACCTTGAGAATGGTGGCATTCTGTTGGTTATGGTAAATCCTTATGCGGTAAAGCAGACCAAGGAACTGGATGACAACAGCCAAAGTAAGAATGACAGAAAAGATCCGAAGGTAATAGCAAAGCTTGTTACCGAAGGACGTTATTCGCTGCCATATACACCACAAGGAGTGTATGCAGATTTAAGAGTAATGGTAACGAACCGTCAGCGTTTGATTAGGGAAATTACCCAGATTAAAAATCGATTTGCAAGATGGTTTGCTATATATTTTCCGGAGTACAAAGAAGTATTTGGAGATTATGAATCACAAAGTAGCATGCTGGTATTACGTAGAGCATGTACACCAGAGAAAATCATAGAACTCGGAATTGCAGGTATTAATCAGATTTGGCGAGATGCGAAATTAAGAGCAGTTGGGATAAAGCGGGCAACGACCCTGTATGAGACAGCTCAACATAGTATCGGTCTAAAGAATGGTAGAAACGCTGCAGAGTATGAAATGAAGTTGTTACTTCAAGACTATGATTATAAGCAGGCACAGTATGAATCGGTAATGGAAAAACTGGAACATTTGTGCCGGCAGATACCTGAAAGTGAGCAGATGCTTGCTATCAAAGGTATAGGTCTGATAACGGTGGCTGGATTTCTTGCCGAAGTAGGTGATTTGCGACGTTTTGAATCACCAAGGCAGATACAGAAGCTGGCTGGCTTATCTTTGAAAGAAAACAGTTCTGGAAAGCATAAGGGACAGACAACGATCAGCAAAAGAGGTCGTAGTAGGCTGAGAGCCATACTGTTCAATGCAGTAATTCCGTTGATAGCAACCAATGCTGAGTTCAGGGAATTGCATCGATATTATACAACAAGAACGGTAAATCCTTTGAAGAAAAAGCAATCCGTAATAGCAATCAGTTGTAAGCTGATACGAGTATTTTATGCGATTCTGACAAAGGGAGCGATTTATGATGGTGAAAAGATGCTGTCAGATATACACCGCAATCCTCAGATAGCATAAAAACAAAAAGAGACTTTCAGGAAGACGTCCATCGAAAGATGCTGGAAGAATCAGAAGAAAAGAAGAATTACATGAAGAGCCGAAAGTCAGAATTTACTCCATTCGAGCAATGACTCAGTGAAGGAGCATCATGACGCCCCTTTATGGATAAGCAGAACGAAGGAATTTAGGAACCCTGGAGTGAAGGGATATCCAGTATGACATGGGAGGTTTGCTGCCGTAAGGACTTGGGGAAGAGAATGGCCAACTATAACGAAAGAGGACGACGTCTTATTTCGTGTACCTCAAAAGATCCGTTCATCCATGAATACGAGGCCAAAGGGGATGACATAGACAATCAGAACAAATGTAATTTTTGAAAAAGAAAGAAAAAACGAGTTAACAACAGAAAAACTAAGATTATTATGGGAGGAAAGAGAATGAAAGTAAACGTAAAAAGATTAAATAAAGATTCGGTGCTTCCAACACAAGGGAGCAAATATTCGGCAGGATATGATTTATATTCTACAAAAGACGAAACGATTCTGCCACATTGTACTGAAAAGATTGGTACAGGATTAGCGTTCCAACCAGACGAGAAATGTTTTGGTGCTATTTTCGCAAGGAGTGGGCTTGCTACAAAATTAGGTATTCGTCCTGCAAACTGCGTTGGTGTTGCAGACATGGATTATACTGGTGAATATATTGTAGCATTACATAATGATAGTTGCGATCCAGTATCAATTAAAAAAGGTGATAGAATTGCACAATTAGTATTTCTTCCTTATATAGATGCCGAATTTAATGAGGTCAAAGAATTAAATGATACTGAACGTGGTAATGGAGGTTTTGGTAGTACAGGAAAATAAGGTGGTGAATAAATAATGGCAGTAATAGCTATAATTACTTTAATATTTTTGTTTATGATTTTTGCACTAGCGTTAGTTAATTGCAAAACTACTTTTGATATAGAAGACAGTGATAAAGAACAAATGGAATATTTAAGAAAGTATAGTTTGAAGAATAAAGCAAAGAAAGAAGGGAACAATATTGACAAAACAGTTTGACGTTAAATTAAATACTCAACGTGAACAGGTGGACTTCGCAAGAATCTGCAATAAATATTCTTTTGACATTCTACTCTGTAAAGGAAGTTATGAAGTTGACGCAAAAAGTATTCTTGGCATTTGTTCGATGGATACTTCTGAAGGATGCCATGTTAAAATTCATGCGCTAAGTACAGATAGTCAGGTTGAGAAATTTGTAGATGATGTAAAGGAATATATGAATGGATGA